CAACCGCATCAAGGTGATCAAGCGCATGGCCTATGGATTTCGGGACTCGGAATACTTCTTTCTGAAAATCAAGGCCGCCTTCCCCGGGAAAGCGCGATGAACCAAAAGAAAGCCCCGACTGGCGGGGCTTAGGTGGGCTTCAGGGGTTGCGCTGATTCTGGTTAGGAATGAAGTAAAGTCAGAACGTTCGACGCTGGGCTCTCCCCGGCGCTATTCCATGCCGTGACGTAGAAATACTGCGTCACGCCGTCCGAGACACCGTCGACGCGCACCGAAGTATTTGTTGTCTGCGCCTGCAGCACGTAGCTACCGGTCCCGCTCTTCATATAAACGCGGTATCCGCTAGGCGGACTACCAGTCAGTGGGGCCTGCCACGAGAACACGTAGTAAAGAAGCGGATCTCTGCCCGCGCTGAGCTGATCGAAGTTTGTAGGCGCTGACGGGGCTACCACTACCACTGGCCGAGTGAACCCCGCCACGACACCGGGCATCATGCTGCCACCGTCTGGCCGACCACGTCCCATTCGTTCGTGGCAACCTTCTTGAGGGTTACGGTCATTCGCGCGCTCATGCTGAGCGTTCCGCCCGATGGGGCGTTGAGGGTGACGCCGCTGGCGGCGGCCAGCGTGACGTTGCCCAAGGCGCGGATGGTGATTTCTGTCCCGATCTCAAACGCCACGGATGCGTTTGTCGGAACAGTTAGCGTGATGGCACTTGTGGTGCCTGGGCGCACGTAGTTCCAGGCGTCAGTCAGGGCCAACGTGCGGCTTGTGGCTGTGGTGACGAGAGAGGACTTGTCTTGCTTTGCAGCCAGAGCGCTGGCGTCGGCCTTCGTGGCCGGGTCAATCCCGCCCCATCTGGCCAGGTTACGCGAAGTCATGGACACCCCCTAGGTACTCACACCACTCGCCGAGGGTGCGCGGATTCAGAATGGTCGGAGCCGGCAGCCCAGAAGCAGCGGCGCACCATTCCGAGCAGAACTGCGCGCCCTTCACGGGCCGGTTCAGGTTGAGGAACTGCGACAGGATCAGCGACGGCCAGCCGTAGCGGTGATGGTCGGTCGCCTCGAAGTACTCGACGACAGCCTTTGGGTCCACCCACGGCAGCGGCATCAGGTCCCATTTGTCAGGCGCGAGGCTGATACGATCCTCGCCCTCTCCAGCCAGCTTGCGGCGCACGCCCTTGTCCATGACCGAGGACGAGTAGCACCAGCCGTCGACGACCAGTTCGCAGTGCGAGTAGATCGAGCCTGTCCAAAGCCGGATGAACGCGTTGCCGATCTGGCCCTTGCCCTTGTACAGCGCGAGCTGAACAGTCATGCAAGCGCCTCCTGCAGGCCAGCAGCCGGCGTGGACATGATGGTTTCAGTGATCTGCTGCAGCTCGATCAGCACTTCTGACGTCAGCGCGTAGTCCAGCGCGGGGTCGTTGCCGGCCTTGATCTGGTCCTCGTAGCGCTGGCGACGGCCAGTCAGAAACGCACTCATCACCTTGAACTGCCGCGCCTTGATTAGCGTGCGACGGATGTACTCCTCCCGATCCAGGCCGCGCTCGGCCGCCGCTCGGTCAATCCATGGGGTTTGTGCGCCAACAGGATCAGCCACCCAGGCGGACGCCTCCTCGTTCTGCGTTGGCCAGGTGTCTTTCTCGAGTTGCGGGTAGTCGGCGGTCAGCGCCATGGTCGCCGCGTTGTAAGCGTTGATGTTCGCAGTGATGCGGCCGGCCAGCAGGGCCATTTCCGCTTGCTCTGCCTGCTGCTCGGCAGTGATCATCCCGCTCCAGTCGATATTCATGCAGGCACCTCATCAGTCGGCAGGGGAATCGGGCCGTCTTCGGTTACATGGATCGGCTCAGGAAATGCCACAGCGAGCGAAGGGCTCGGGCCGTGCGGCAGCCGCAACGTCAAGTGCAGCTCGCCATCGATGCGCGACACCGGGCCGACGATCCAGGCGGAATCAACAGCCTCAGCCGGCAGCGTCGCGCCCTCGGGCAGCGGGCCGAAGTCGAATGCCGCGCCATTGAGGGTTAGCACGTCGCCGGCGCGGTAGGCGGTCAGGGTTTCGTCCAAGCGCATAGGAGAAATGGTGATTTGCATGGTCGCCTCCAATTAGAACCATCTTCCTTCTGCAAGCAGAACGATTGATGAGGTATTCACGGCGTTGCACGCGCCTGCAACTACGGCGGTTATTGCAGTACTAGAACCTGTGAACAGGATTGAGCTAGTCGGTGAAGCATTTGAGCTAGCAATGCAAGCGAGCACTCTAGGCGCCACGCTAAACGCCGCCGGCCAGTCTGAAACAGCGTTGTAGTAGGTGTTTGCCTGAAAAAAAGCTATGGATACAGTCTTGAGACATTTTTGCGATCCATCGGCAAATCGCACGTACTCACCGTTAGCGTTGTTGCCTCGCTCAATGAGTGCGCCAGTAGGCACCCCGCCAGCTTGAGATACGGTTCCAAGGATATTGCTACGTTTGTAGGCCCCAACTATGTCGGAAGCTTCGGCGTAGTAACTCGGCAACTGCCCTCCAAGCTTGCTCGAGTCTGCAGCAGTCCCACCCAGCGGCAGAGCATTCGCCACTTCAAACGCCGTCAAACGTAGAACGACAAGCTCAGATCCGGCGGCAACTCCCGTGCCGCTGCCCAGCACCACGGTCGTGCCGTTCGTTGCGGTGTAGTGCGCCGGCGCGAGCGAAGAGCCGTTGAGGAACACGACGATGGCGCCCGGCGTGTAGCCGCCGGGGATCGTAAAGGAGGTCTGGCCGGCTGATGTTGCGGTGACAGTGGCCAGGGAGAAGAACGCCGAGCCGTTGCAGCCGATCTCCACCACTGAGCCGTTGCTCTTCTTCATGAATGCTCGGCCGTCTGCAGTGTTCAGAGCAAGCTCGCCAAGCTCCAGGGAAGCAGCGGACGGCACGGCCGACGGTGTACTAGAACGCTTGTGCAGGATCTTGTCAGCCATGCGTCACCTCAGTATGTGCCGCCGTCGATTCCGTCCACGAACTCCAGCGCGTTCGCCGCTGTGTTGACCTTGACGAAGCGGCCGCCAGTCCCGGCAAAGGAGGACGGGGTGTCAGTGAGTGCGATGAAGGTTGTCACGCCACTCGGCGGGGCTTCCATCACGAACGAGCCGTCGCGGTAGACGAGCACCTGACCGTTGGCGGCGCCGGCCAGGCTCACGTCGGCCAAATCGCCAATGCTCGCGGCCTCGATCACGGCCTCAACCGAGGCTGCAAAGTTGGCAATGTCATCAACAGAAAGGTTGTCCAGCTTGTCCTTGAGCGCTTTGCCACCGATGGCAACCGGCGTGCCGTCGCTGATGCGGCCGTAGTACAGCAGCCCGGAGGCTTCCGAGTAGGCAAGCTCGCCCGCGGCCAAGCTGGACGGCGCTGCGGTTACGTCGGAACGTTTGATGCGGATAGTGTCAGCCATGGTGACTCCTCAGAAGTGGCCGCCATCGGGCGACACGGGATCAAATCGGTTGTTGTGGTAAACCTTGAGTTGCAGGGTCAGCGGGTTCCACCAGGTTTCGCTTTCGCTGGCGCCTACCGGCTCGTGATCCTGGATATACGAAATGCCGCCAGCGCCAACTCCGTCGCGCCCGGGCGGACCCTGCTCCCCTGCCATTACGACGACCGTCTCGGCGTCCGGCTCAAGGCCGACGGCGTATTCGGCGCCGGCCTCGATGACCAGCACCTCGGGGTCACCGCAGATCGCTACGGTGCTCATACGGTCACCTCACGACTGACGGTGACGGCTCCCTGTAGGTAGCGCTGAACGGTGCCGTCCGGGTACTGGACTTCGAGGTCATAGACGGCATCGGTCCACGCCAGCGCGGCGGTTTGGGTGGCGCTCAGCGTGCGAGTGATCGTGCCCGGGGCAGTGATGGCCAGGCCGTCGTTCTCCGTAGTCAGCTCGAGCAAAACAGCGCCGCCAAGTCCTGCGCGGATCTGCATGCGGGCCGTGGCGCCGGTCAGGTCTACCGGTGGCTTGTAGATCAGCTGCCCGCCGCTGGGGTTGAGGTCAAACGCCGAGAGCGCGTTGATCTCCAGCGTGGAGGCGTCCATGACCGTGACGCGGTGCGGGCGCTCCCTGGGCGATCGGTTAACTCCCTGCATGCCGTTGACGCCCTCGACCCAGGCCAGCCAGTTTCCCGGCAGGCTGTGGTCAACCGTGAGGCGCAAGGGCGAGCCACCGAGCGCGGTGATCGGCCGATATTCGTAGCGCGGCTGCATCAGCCGCAGGGTGTCGCGCAGGGTAGAGCCCTGCACGATGTGCAGATCGAGTTTTGCTGGCTGCATGTGGAATCCTCGTCAGGAGCCGTAACCGGTGCCGATAGTTGTGCCAGCCATGCTCTGTGCGGGCTTGGTGGTGACGTACACGGTGAGCGTGTCGCCGCGCTGCATGCGCGCCCTGAGACTGACAACCGACGGCTCGGCCAGCGCTACCGAGAAGGACGTGGTGGCAAAACTCGGCGTTTCGCCGGCATAGAACACGGTGAACCACGGCAGTTCGAGCGCCTGCAGTGTTGCGTCGAATTCGAACCGCACGGGCGTCTCCTGCTCGACGTCGATATCGAATTCCATTGGCACTTCGTACGTGTCCGAGATCGGCAGCTCCGGCAGCACGAAGACGAGTTCCTCCGGCGGATCGCCATCTGGCTCGGCATAGACCGCGCCCGTCCCGGCGGGAACGGCGAAGGTGCTATTGGCGAGGCTGAAATATGCGTCCATCAGCGCACGGCCCTGCACTGTGCTCGCGCCGCCGCCGGCGCTCATTTGATCGAGCGCCTCGGCGGTAACTGAACAGTAGATGACGCTCCCGGTCGGCCAGTCTTGATCGGCGGTACCCTCGCGAGCGCGAGTGAGCGCAGCCGACCCGGCAGCAACGACCGCGTCGACGATCTCCCATCGCGTGGCGCCAGCTGCGGCATCCGCCAGCGTCAGTCGGTACTCGCCATCAGGCAGGTCGAGCGGGCACGACGTAGCGCCCTGCTCCAGATCAATTGCCCGGAGCCAGTTGTTGACGTAGTTCATCGATTACACCCAGGTAAAGTAGCCGCCGCCGAGACGCGCGCGCTTGATCTGGCCAGTGACGGGGTTATAGGCGCCGACCGAAAAGCCGGTGTGGTAATCCCACAGCGCCTGGCTGAAATTGCTTGCGAACCGGTTGTGGCCTGGAATCAGGTTTCCGGTCGCCGTGTCGCCAACGTCCACCCCGGATGGGGTGATGGCAGGGCCAGCGACGTACTCGAACTGGTTGTTGCCCATGCAGCGAGCCATGGCCGAAATGACCTTGTTGCTCGACTGCAGTCCGGCGTACCAGGTCAGGTCATAGTTCGCGTTGCCGTAGGACGACGCCATGGCCAGTCGCGGCGCCCCGTCATGTCGAGGACCGACCGCGCCCGTGATGATTTCGCCATGAATGGATGGCACGCGAATCACCGGGGCATTGGTCTCGACGCTCGAATAGTTGGTTGACGAAAACCGCAGCGAATACGTCGTGACGTTCGGGTTCTGGTCTTCCGTGTAGCCCGCGGTGAACCATGGCTGGAAGCTGCCGTTGCCGATCTTGACCAGTGCGGTGTACTGGTAGTCACGCACATATGGGCTCCACCACTGCTCCATGTCCGCGCGCGATACTGGCTCTTGCGCGGTAAGCGTGAGGCTGGTGGAAATGCGGATCGTGACCAGCTGCGGCGCCCCGTCCGGCCCGTACCATCCGCCAATCACTCGGTCCTTGGTGGCCGTTGCCGTCGAGGATCCGTGACCGTAGCCGATCGCATACTTGAACGGCCCGCCTCCCGTCCCGGTGAGCAGCGGCTTATAGGGTGGATCTGGCGGTTCGCCCTCCCCTGAGTACTTTGCCCAGCTCCCAGCCGAGCCGACCAGCCAGAGCGTTGCCTGGGTTAACGGTCCGCCGTTCTGTGCGCTGATGTTCGTGCCGGTCATGCAGTCCGTATAGCCGGCAAGCACATTCACCGTCATGCTGGTGAAATCAGCTGAGAAAACAGCCTCGATGATGGCGCCAATGCCCTCATCGGCATCCCGACCAACACGGATCTGATAGGGATAGGCGGTGTAGCTCCGGGTGAATCTCAGGCCGAACATCCAGCGGCGCCCGTCTGGTGTTGCATCCAGAAGGAATGAGTCGCCGTACTGGTCTGGAAGTCGCTGGAGCGGTGCTATTGGTGCCCGAACATCCAGGAAGCGCGGCCCGGCCTTGAGGCTTATATCCGCTCGAACCTCCGCCCCAAGAACTGGCCCTAGATTTACAGCGGAAATGGAAATGCTCGCCAGTTCATTCCCGACCCGCACAAGACGACCGGTTAGGTTCAGCCCCCAAGCATTGAAAACTGAGGCGTTGCCGTTGCTGGTGGCGATGTACTTGTTCCACAGCCTGGCCTCTGGATCGGATGGCTGCAGCGCTGGCTCCGGAAGGCCAAGGTCTACCAGGTAGGTGTTGCTCGGCGTGGGCCCGGCAAACATGCTCGAGTAGATCTTGCGGCCGCTGGCAAGCTCAATGTAGCGGGCACCAGATACTGGTGTGACGTAGAGGCCGTGCCACGGCATGCCAAAGGTAACCAGCTCCTCACCCGCAACGAAGTCAGGAATTGACATTCTGGAACTCCAAAACGACCGGCTCGCCGTTGGCGTCAGTCATCGTGACCTTCTTGGCTGCGCGAACCTCGAAGAAGATCGCGCCGTCGGTAGAAGCCCTGAGAATCGACGGGTGGAATTCGCGCGTCCCTGCCGTTTCGATCAACGGACTGGCGATGCCGCCTCCGGTAGCGCCACCAGTCGCAGGGCCGGATGACGTGCCGCGGCCTTTCTGTGCAGGCAACGCACCTACCGGATCGATGCGAGGAAGTGGCTTGGCCTGCCGCGGCGGCTGAACCAGGGACTGGATGTCGTCGGCCACGCTCTTACCCGTCCGGCGCGCGGTCATGGCAGCCCCGCTAGCCCTCCGGCTTGCCTCCATCGCGGCACCACTTCCGCGGCGGCTCGCTTCCATGGCCGCACCGGAGGCGCGGCGCCGTTCCTCATTGGTCATGGTCATAGCTCCAGCAGATCGTTAGGGATGCCGATGCGATAGAACGCTTCGGCTGAGGCCGTGCGCTCGTCGCGATACTCGGCACCGATTTCGCGGGCATTGATGTCGAATCGGCGCGGGTAGAACTCGGCCGGCATGTTGTCGTTCGTGTCGTAGTTGCCCGAGAAGCCTGGCCGATCATCGTCATAGGGACCGATGGGGAAGCCCGTGTACGGGTCAACCTGGCGGCCACCGAGCTGCGTACCGAGCAGCAAGTTAGGTGACGGCGTGAACGGGGGCAGGCTGGTATCAGGCTGCGCCGGCACAGCCAACGCGTCACTGGCGCCGCCGCCGCGCATGATCGCAATGCTCAGCGAGGTGATCGCTTCACCGCTGCCAAGATCGAACCGGTGGACGATGCGCCGGCATTTGCCGACCGCGTGAACGCCCTGGTCAGCTATCTCCAGCGTGTGCCACAGGTCGATGCCCATCGCCATGCTCGTCGGGACATCCCAGCTGAGCGTCGTCTCCCGGTGAGCGCCGACGATCATTGCCTGGCCAATACGCAGCGCGGTTGCAATGGCATTGCTGCGCCGGCCTTCGTCGGACAGGTCCTGACTGCCAGTTCCGCCACCGCGGATCGGATCGCTGCCCCAGCTCTCTGCCTGATCGCGCTCGATCGACAGGGTGTAGCCCGCGCGCTGAACGATGCGCGTCAGCTCTGACTCGCCGGCAGCGGTAGACAGCACCAGCTTGTAGCTCTCGGTTACGCTCTGCACCCAGCGCCGCGCACCGGTGAACGAAGCCGACAGCCAGAGGTTGTCGAAGGTGTTGACCCAGCCCTGGCCGTCGCCGCACGGGTTGGCCATGGACAACGGCAGCTTGTAGCCGCCCACGCCGCCAAGCAGCTGTTGCCCACTCTCTGACACTGAATCGGCAATCATCTCGGTGCTTGGCAGTTCGGTCGCCCACACGCGCCAGTTACAGAACCCGCTCTGGCCGCCGCCAGCGTTGACGTGAGTCCAGCTGTACCCCTCGTTCAGCTGCCAGAGGCGCGGATAGCGGTAGCTGAATTCGATCTCGACGCGGTTTGTCGTCGCCTCAAGGTCGGATTGCTGCAGGTCAATCTGCTGATAGAGCGTTGTGCCCGGGCCAAACACGAAATGCGGCGCCGTGGCGTACCAGCTCGTCACGCGCAGATCGCCGTAAGCGGAACAGTCCAGGCTGGCGGTGCGCGTGCTCAGGCGCTCACGGGCATAGTCCCAGTGGCTGCGGCCCTCGACCGGCTCGAACAGGTCTTCCGACCAGCGCCCGCCGACCAGTGCATCGATAGCCGCAATCGCCATGCCTTCGACCCGCTGCTGCAGCTGGTCGGAGCATTCGCAGGTCAGGATGCGATTGACCGGGTTCCAGTCGGCACGGCTGATCTGGCCGGTGTAGCTGCGCGCCTCGGTCGTCTCGCCCTGAGTTGTGCTGATGTAGTCGATGGTGACCGGCCGGCCTTTCCAGTCAGGCGGCACCACAGCCACACCCGGGGCAATGTAGAGGTCAAAACCAGCGATGCCGGCCGCACCCTCTTCCCGGTCAACGGTGACCGATCCGGTGAGCATCGGCGTGAGGTTGAGCCCGCCCACCATCAGCCGCAGCGTCCAGACGAACGACTGCCCGCGGACGATGTACTCCGGCTCGACAGACGATCCAGCTACGCCATTCAGCGGCACGGCGTTGAGTGGCGAGGCGTTGAGCATTAGGTTTCTTCCCAGGTGATGGACCAGCTATGGCTGGCAGATCCTGAATCCTGCGTTTCTGACGGCCGCTTGGCCTTCACGCTGTAGATGGGCATCCAGCACACGCGGTAGAGCGTGGCGCCGGCGACTGCCGTCAGCGTCGCGATGCCATCGGTGACGCTGCACGGTGTGTTGACCCATTGCCCGCCGACGAGCGCCTGGCCCCATGGCGCCACGTCAGGACGCGCGTCGCCCCTGATCTCCAGAGTCGTACTTGCGCCTTGTACGCTGCGGACCTTTGTCGACCGAAGCTCCAGCGGCTGGCTGTAGTCGAGGCCGTCCAGACCAGGCGGCATCCAGCCTGAGCCGCTGATCGTTCCCGACATGCGTTCCCAATGCGTCATCGACACAAGGTTGCCGCCGCTCAGCCTGGCAGACGATTCGCCGCCGATAGGCTCCTCGCTCAACACTGGCGCACCGGAGTGCAGCTCGAGCGGAATACCGCCGAGCATGGCTGAAGGTTGTGGCATGGTTAACTCCGGTGAGTGCGGCCGTGCTTGCGCGCAGCCAGGCGCAGCTGATCGGCCTGCGTAGAATCTGCAAACACCTGGTAGGTGTCACCGCCGATGCTGATGTCCAGCGACCCCAGGTTGCGAGGCGACGTATCCAGACTCGCAACCGTCCCGACCATGCCGCCATCGGCGAACCGAGGGATCGGGATGCCGCGGTTGAGCAGGTCGAGCGCGTTCTTGCCCAACTTGCGCACGGCCGCCGCTCGGATGACGTACTCGCCATTCGAGAGGAGCGCCGGAATGCTATCGCTGGTACCGGTGCCAGGCCCGCGGATTAATCCGCCAGTGGCATACTTCTGCGGCGCAGGGCCTGGGTCTTGCAGCGTGTATTCATTTTCGAAGTCGTACTGCGCGCCGACCTTGATGATGATTTCGCGCTTGGCCAGGGCATCCAGGGCGGCCTGCACTCGCGCCAATGCCGCCTCGTCCATCTCCACGCTGACGGGCATATCCTTCAGATCAAGCGCCTGCTCTTTGAGCTGTCGCATTTCATCCTTGATCGCTTTGATCTTTTCTTCAGCCCGTCCTTTCTCGATGTCGTTTGCAGCAAGCTCAATGTCGCGCAGCTCGCCAACGAAGCCGGCAAAGCCGTAGGTGTTGGCACCGGCTGCCTGCAAGTCCTGCAGCATCTTCAGAGCGGCCTGGGCCTTCGCCTGGGCGCCTTCAACGTCACCGGCACGCAATGCCTGTCGTGCGCCAACCTTCAGCGCTTGAGCGGCTCCATAAGAGGCTTCGCCCCCAGCATTCATACCGGCTAGCGCTTCCTGGTAGCGCTTCTCAATGGCTAGGCGATCATCGCGGATCTTTTTCAGGTCAGCGCTGGCTTTCTGCTCCGCCGCTACGAGGCGCTTACCGCCCTGCTCCGCTGCTTGGACCATCTGGTCCTGCTGCGTTTTGAGCTGGTCAACGTAGCTGCGTTTTGAGCTGAGTTCTTTCTGCTGTGCGGCCTCTGCGGCCTCTGCAGCCAAGTCGGCTAGCACCTGCATCTCCGCATTCATGCCAGTCTGCTGCTCAACGATTGCCGCACGGAACGCAACCAGCGCGTCTTTCTTCGCCTGCAGCTCTTCCGGCGAGAACAGCAATCCGTCGATTGTCGTGCTAAGGCCTTTTCCCTGCAGGCTGCGATCGAGATCGGCGATCTGCTGATCCACCTTGTCTAGCTCGGTCACCATGCCGGACGCATTGGCAGCCACAAAAGCAATCCGCTTGCCTAGGTCAACGAACTCAGAGGCTCCCTCAACGGCTGTACCGGCAAGGGTTGCGAGCGCCGATGCCAGCTTGATAAGGTTGTCCATGACAACAGGGTCGCTTAGGGTCTTCCCTAGCTCATCGATTGCATCAACAAGCGGTTTAACATCGGCCTGGCCTATAGCTTCTTGCCAAGCGTTATCAAGCTTTGTCAGCGCGTCAGCAACTGTAACCTGCATGCCGTCAACGGCGCCGCCAAGCGAGTCCATCTGGCTTATCAGCGCTGGAACGAACACATCCGTCGTCAGCTTGCCTTCTTTGGCCATCCTGGCCAGTTCCTCGCGCGACTTTCCAAGGCCTCGCGCCATCGCGTCGGCAAGCGCAGGCGTGTTGCGGATCATCGAATTGAAGGCATCGCCACGAAGCACGCCATCCTGCAGGGCATTGCTGAACTGGTTGATGACTGAAGCGGCTTTCTCGCCCTTCGCTGCGCTCGCCACAAGACCAAGCCCGAGTGCTTCGGTGAACTGCAGCGCCTCGCGTGTCGAGAATCCGCGCTCGCGAAGTGGCGTCAGTGAGCTAATGAAGGCTTCAGCATTGTTCGCCATGCTCGTAAATGTGCGATCGCTGATCTTGCGCAAAGAATCCAGGCTCTCCTGGTATTCCTTGTCGCTTTTGGTTGCCAGCTTGATGCGGTCGGTCATCTCTGCCCAAGCGCCTGTCGCATTGCTGATGCCCCTTACAGCTCCAGCAAGCGCGCCCGCCGAGAAGACACCTACAAGCGCTTTACCAGCTGCTGCAATTCGACTGTTCATGCCGTCAAGCTGGCTATTGACCTCGTCGAACGCCTTCTTCGAGTTGTTCTTGCCGTCGATGACCAGCTGAGTTTTCACGGTAGCCATCAGGCGAAGTCCTTAAGTAGTCGTTTGAAGTCTTCTGGCTTGGCATTGGCCGCGCGCGCGGCGATCAATGCGATCCGGTTGTCTGCGCGGTCTTCTGCGTCGATGGCCGCCAGGAACGTCTCTATCTGCCGCAGGCTGTATTCCTGCACGTCCGCCAGGGCATGGCCGGCGCCAATCAGTCGCTGGACGACGGAGCCCCACTCAGCGCCCTTACCATTGCCGGCAGGGCCTCGCCGAAAAAACTGGAATTGACCCGCACTACCTCGACGAACAGTTGCACGGAGACCGTCGCCGGCAGGAACCAGAGCTGCCAGCGCTTGAGGCTGGTCGTTGCCAGCAGCACCTGACGCAGCTCGCGGCTGTGCGTTGCGGCATAGCGGTTGATTTGCTGCACGCTGGCCTGGCTGAACAGCTCGACCAAAGCGCCGGCCGACTTGCCGTAGCGCTCGAAGTGGCGCAGCTTCACCGGCAGGATTTGCACATCGCGCCCCATCACCTCGACGGTGACCGGCTCAGGAAACAGGATTTGCAACTCGCTCATGCCAAACTCCGGGCAATAAAAAACCCGCCGAAGCGGGTTGTGGGTGAATGCCTGTGCTCATCGCAGCAGGAGTGGGATCAGGCCGAGAATCGAAACCGCCCCCCAAATAATGATTGTCACTATGATCGCCGCCGGGATTGCCGCAAAAGCAAGCTTCACAAGAAGCGTCACCATCGATCCAAACTGAATCTGCACGTCAGTGACTACAACTGGAGAGGCAGAAGACAGGTTGCGGACTTGCGCGCGAACTCGTTCTTCCTCAGCGCGCTGGCGCCGGCCTTCCTCGACTGAAACCTTCGCGCCTTGCCATGCGTCTGCTAGCTTGCTCTTTGGCTTTGGGGTGGAAATACCATCATTTCCCCTGGCTACCTTCGCGTAATAAACACCGCACTGTGGGCACTGGTCCGGGCTAGAGGCCATCTCGGACATGGTTGGCTCATATTTGCATTTTGGGCACTGCATAAGGTTCCCTCCCATTGATGAGGGAAATCTATCACGACGGCTGAGCCAAAACCCAGCACATGGCTGGGTTCTGGCTGAAGCTGATAGCTAACTCGCGGCCTGCATTGCGTAGCCGCCTCCCGCTCCACGCTGGCTGTAGATGCGATAAATCTCATCGCGGCGCTCGTCCAAGGTGCGGAAGCCCATGCCAATCTCTGAAAAGTGCTCATTGAAATTCGAGAGCGGCCTCGAATCTGTCATGCGCGCAATGGCGTAGATTCCCGACTTCATCGCCCACTCCATGGCGAAATGGTAGTGACTCATCATCAGATAGAGCGCCTGCACTTCACGCTCCGACAGCTGCATGCCTTTGGCTTGGCTGCTTTCGAGCCATTCCCCCTCCAGCACGTATGCCGCAATGTACTGGCAGGCTGCATCAAGCTTTTCGGCAGGGATCAGCTCGGTGCGCGGCACGTTGAATCGGGTGTGGAGCACCGAGTGCATACGGTGGCGCGCCTGGCGCTGAACTCCCACCGGGAGCACCGACACCTTCTGACTGATCACTCCACCGATAAGGTTTGCGCCTGACACGCCGATCACATCATTCACCAGCGTCGCCATCTTGCCGCTGTCGTCGGAGTAGCGGCCGTGCTTGCGGATGGCCGGGAGCACTTCGGCGGTCACCCATTTCCGAAATGCGTGAGCATCACTCCCCTTCCTGATCGCATCATCACAACGAAGGATCAGCGTGTAGAGACCAGATTCGCTAATGATGTTCACCGCGCCCTGACGGCCTAACTTAAAGTTAGACCGCTCATCATCATCCAGAGAATACAGGGCCTTGGTAGTGTTGCTCTGGCCTAAAATCTTGCACACATCCGCCGCCACGAACCACGGCTCTCCCTCTACGCTTGTGGCGCGAACGCTTCTGCCGCGGAAGTCGAAGGAAATGATATTAGATGCTGCTGTGCTATTCTTGCTCATGTGATTGACCTCGAAATTGATCACTTCCGAAGCCTCAGGCGCGCCAACGCTTGGGGCTTCCTTGTTTCTAGCCTCAAGCTGCTGCCTGTTTTTTCGCCTGCTCAAGCTTTTCTACTAGCTCGCCATTCATAGAGCGGCGGTTTGCCTTCGCCTGACCCTTGAGCCATTCAGCTAGCTCAACAGGGATTCGAACTTGCGTGCGAATAATGTCCATAAGACCCTCCGTTAGTGACACGGTGTCACTATACGGCTGGCTTTTCGTAGTGTCAAGCTAGTGACATGAACGACATATATCGCTCCCAGTTCCGGCTCCCCTATTCCCTTTACGAGAGCCTCAAAGACGCCGCAGACGCAAACCGCAGGTCGGTGAATGCGGAGCTAGTCGCTCGCCTTGAAGCCAGCATCAGCATTGATGAGGCAATCCAGAGCATTGCGCCCGGATGCCCGATCAGCGATGCAGGCCAGCTCATCTTGGACTTGGCCAGCGAGCGCGAAGAGGCAATCGAGGAACTGCACCAGATGAACATTGCAGTTCACGCCAAGGAGCTAAACGAGCGATTCGCCTACAGCGAGGCTCGGCTTGACAAGATCGAGACGCGCATCGAGTACATGATCGAGCAGTTCAAGCTGCTCCAGCAGAAATAGCCAAATCACAGGGACTGGATATGGCCAGGAAAGCTTCTTCTCAGCAGAGCAAAGTCATTCTTGCTGGAATCGTTATCGGCGCACCCGTCCTGTTATTACAGCAACTGATTGAGGTCGGCGCGCTTCCTTATCTGATTTTCTTCGCTTGCCTTGCTGCTGCGATTTACGTGCTGCCACGCTTCAAGCCGAATCAGAAAGCCGGCTACCGAGAACCTCAAACTGAGAGTCCGGGCGTACCCGCCCGCGCGCCGAACGCGAACAGCCAGATCAAGTTCCAATTTATCTGCGCAGTCGTTGGCGAATCCTTCAACAACAACGACGGCACCTCCCGCCAGGCCCACATCAGGAAATCGGTACGCGCCGGGATGCCGGCCGAGCTTATGCTTGAGCCTGACAATCCGCACGACCCAACAGCCGTAGCCGTTTTCGTTGCTGGACGCCAGATCGGCTACCTAAAGCGGGACGTTGCGCAGCGGCTAAGCGACAACCTCGAGTTTGAAGAATTCTCGGCGACTGCGGTTGTGCATGAAGTGCATGGCGGTCGAGGGCTTAAAAAGCACGTCGGCGTAACGCTTGAACTGACGGTTTTCTGTGATGAGCATGGTAGTTCGGTCAACTATGCATCAAGCGCAGGGCCTGCCAAAGCTTTGCGTAAGCATGAAAAGGAACCAGCGGACACTATTGCGACGCTACATATTCGCTACTGCGCATCAGACGGCCAGTTGACCGAAAGGTTTGTGTCGGTAACTGCATTCGATTCATTGACAATGTCTGGCCTTTGTCACCTACGTCGCCAGCAAAGGACTTTCTACTATGACCGCACTCGGACCTGTTTCGATGTGAATACTGGCGAGATCATAACTACGCCTTATGAATATCTACAGAACGCCTATGGCCAATCTGTTTGGCACTCGCTAGACCAAATCACAGAGCCGAATAGCCCAATTCTGGACATCCTGCTCTATGTCGCGAAGGCAGATGGCCAGCTGCGAGCGCCTGAGCGAAAGGTTATCACTGCCGCAGGCAAGGTATTTTCCAACGACCTCCGGATTACAGATGATCACATGAAGCATCAGCTTGGATCCCTGGAAGTGATGAACCTGAACGCCTTCAAACTGGCAGTTGGGAAGTTCAACATGGCCAACGACGACGCTGCAAAGCGAAAGCTGCTGGCAGCTACCCGCGCGATAATCGGCACACAAAAGACCGTCAGCGCTGGCGAACAGGAGGCACTGGACTACATGGCCGAGCGCTTCGCCACTACAGAAACAGCGCAGTGACCGCGCCAAAGCCCACCGATCCGATGGGCTTGGACTCGGGCGCTTAGGCGATGGTGTCCATCTCGACCTTGAAGAACTGCGACAGGCCGGCACCAACGATGCTGGTGTCGATCAGTACCTCGCCAGTGATCTCCAGCGCAGCGAACTCGTCGCCGATGAAGCCGAGGCCTTGAGCGGCGCCGATCTTCGCGCGATGCACGGTCACCGTCACGGTCTTGCCGGTGGCAGCCTCGTTGACGCCATTGAAGACCATCTCGAACGTCTGCGCGCCAGTGGTCAGTGCCTCGATCGTGGCCGTGTTGTTGACGGTGTCCTCGGTCACTGTGCCGAACAGGACCATTGCCAGGTTTTCCGGGCTCAGGTCGTGCAGCGTGGCCGTGAATTCGACCGACTCGATACGGTTCACCTGCGCATAGGTGCCGCCGCCAGCTGTCCGATAGTTCGGCAGCTTGATGATGTTCTCGTTGATGTTGAAGTTGAGCGCGGACACGTTGCCCACGTCGACGGCGGGGCCGCCTGCCTCCGGCGTCAGGCTGACAATGCCCTTGCCCATGTATGCGTAGTTGGCCATGCGAGTTTTCTCCGGGTGAAAAAAAACCCGCTCGATGGCGGGTTGCTGGGTTTGTTTTAGGTCAGTACTTCTCGACGTACCGGATGGTTATCGAGCTGGTGACGCTGCGCGTCGTACTGCCCTCAATGTCTGGCTCATACTCGGCGGCCTCTTCAAAAGGCCATCCGCTCTTAAGGGGACGAACATGCGGGAGCTGGCCTGTGCCAAGCGTCTTGAGAATGTCGTGGTGCAGCAGCTGCAGATCCTGTAGCGATGCAGACCTTGGCATAACCCCTTCGATCTCGTAGCGAGCCGCTCGGGATGCGGTTGTCCCTACCGTCTCCTCAATCTCGTCGCTTGCTATACGAGCCAGGATGTATGGCATCGGCGCCTTGTCCGGCTTGCGCTCACCAAAGCCATAAACACGCTCGACTTTGGTGTGATAGTCACTTGCTGGGCTGATAGCCTCAAGGCGCTTCAGAATCTCATCAGAGAGCTCTGTACCTCTTGTCATCGCGCCCCCTTGGCGATCTCTTGCCTGATCCGTTTCTCGAACTCCTGCTGCAGGAAGATGTTCGTCCACCGGATCGTTTGGTTGTCTGTGAGCTGCTTGAACCAGTACGCCACGGATGGGCCAAGCGCAGGCGATAAGAATCCTTTCGGCGCGCCGCGCACCTTGATGCGCGTGCTCCAAGGCATTCGGCTGAAACTGGACGGGTTGACGAATCCAGCCGCGACCTTGTGCCCTTTCGGGCCCTTGACCCAGATACGGGCTCGAGTCGCACTGATCTTGCTGTAGCCCCACCCGAGATAACGGGTTACTGGAACGCCTGAGCTAGACGGAATGATCCGGGCGTTGGTGAGCCGTCCGCGTGCCCGCTTGACGCGCAGCGCGCGACGACTGAATACAGGCATCAGCGAGCCGCGCAGAGGGTTCACGTAGCGCACGGTACGGGCCTTGTTCGCTGTCGTATTCAGCGCGCCCCGAAGCACAGGATCAATTTTTCGACTCACCTCGGCGAGCCTTGCCTGGGCCATTTCGATGCCGGACACCTTGATTGATACCTGCATCAGACCCTCTCCAGCCAGAGGCCTCGAACGACACCGTCGTCCGTCTCATCGGCATAAGCAATCACGGAGTACCGCGCGCCATCGATGAGCAGTTGGTCGTCGACTTGAGGCCGGCCAACCTCAATCAGGGCAACCTCAGCCTTGGTTCGGTAATCGGTCACCTGCCCCATTTCATCGCGATACGGCGCTTCGTGAGTTATGTGAACCCGACACGGAACCGGGATTCCGTCCTGCGGGCGGTACTCGCCAGCAAGGCCTACCAACTCGCTACAGGTGATAACGGCCTCGGCGCGATCGCCCGTGACGTCTCGTACGCTATCGATCAGCAGCAGCCTGCCACCTGCGCGGAGATATCGTCCGATCTGCAGGCGATCATCCCACCATGCCCGCACTTCCACCTTTCCAGGATTGCGCAAACCGGATGGCGCCCGAACGTCGCCGGCGTCCTTGGCCCTGATGCCGATCCAAAGCCAATCCACGACGCATGGCCGCACTTCGGCGTCCAGCCTCAGCAGATCAGCCGGAGTGTCGAGTCTTCCTGCTCTCATACCCCAAGCCCCACGCGATAGAAGTGCAGCATGTTTTCTGCCTTAGGGATCTTGGTGTAGATGGCTCCCACGACTGCCTCCTCGCGGTTGGCGTACAGCTCTGCAGCGATGATCAGGATCGCCAGTCGCACACTGTGCGGAACGTCGACCGAGACGCCTTCATCATCGACCCACGGAATTGGGCGCCCGATGAACTGACCCGCATGGTCAATCGCGGCATCCAGCTTCATCTGCAGGTCGTCATCCTCATGCGCGTGCCGAATACGCAGGTGCGTTTTCAGGTCTGCGAGAGTCGGCATTGGCATGGGATGGCTCCTTACTTGTCGCCGTCAGGATTTGTGGTGCTTGCCACGCGCTGAGCGACCAGGGCGTCGGCGTGTCGCTTCGGGACCGTATAACCCGGCCCGCCGCGACGTTTGATCTCGCCGGCATCCATGTAGGAGCGCAGCGGGTAGATGGTGACCTCCGCGTGGTTTGTCTCGGAGCTTGCAACGGCTTCAACCGTTTCACTGGAAGAGTCAGCCACAGACGCGGCTTTTCTTGGGCGAGCCATAAATCATCCTCCTGAAAGGCGCCCCAAGCGGGGCGCCTATGGTGGCTTACGGAGTGACGGTCAGAGCACCGGTCACGAAGGCCTCCGGGCGATACACAGCGAACGCCAGGCGCTCTTCGGCGCGGATGGTCACCATGTTGTTCTCGAAGTCCTTGTCGTTCTCGGTGGAGATCAGGATCTCGACGTTCATGCGGTCGAAGATCTGAGCGCCGAGGCGGAACGCACCGGTCAGGAACTCGTCCTGCTGCATGGCCTGGGTAGCCACGACCGGACGATTCCACAGACGGGCGGCGGTGCCTTCCTGCGGCTGGCCGACGATGTAACGACCTTCACCGTCCTTGGTCAGCTCGATTGCAGCCCAGTCGATCGGGTTCAGGACGATGCCGTCAGCCGGGAACTCGGAGAGTTCTGCTTGCAGCAGCGCCAAGCGCAGGCGGTCGATGCGCTGCTCACCAGTCACCACGATTCCGCCAGGAGCGGCATAGGTTTCTGCCAGGGTCATCAGGCCCTGCAGGTTGGCGCCAGTGCCGTTGCCGTACAGGAGCTGCTGCTCTTCTACGGTGAGCAGGCCGTAGCGCGCGCGGGCATCGATGTAGCTCTGCAGCGCGGACGAGTCGTCGAGGATCTGGCGGCTTGCCTTGAACAGGTGGGCCAGGGTGCGAACCGGCGCGTTGACCAGCTCGGACGCCAGGTCCGAGTACGGCTTAGCGCCACCTTCAGCCACCGCGGCGGCGTTGTTGGTGAAGCCGGTTTCGCGGACGTACTCGATGGCGTTGCTATCGGTGGTGCCAGGGGCAATCAGGTCGCGGATGGTCAGACGACGCTCCGGCGGCATGATAATTTCCGGACGACGGTCAGCGCCGACCAGGGCGCCGCCAGAAGCCGGAGCGGAGGTGATAGCCGCGCGCGGAACCGACACGCGACGGGAACCACGGAAGGAGGCATTGACGCCTTCCATCTGGTCGCTGCCGACTACCAGTTCACCGACAGACTTCTGCCGCTCGCTTTGGTTGCGGCCGCCATTGCTGGCATTGACCAGCTTCTGCTCGGCTTCCTGCAGGCGCGCAGAGAGCTCGCCCTGCTTGCTGAGCAGTTCGTCCACCTTAACGCGGGTTTCAGCGTGCATTTCGCCAGTGCGGGCGATTTCCTTCTGGGTGGCTTCGGCTTGGGCCTTGATCTGGTCACCGATGCCTTTCAGGCTGGAGTTGAGTTCTTTTACCTGGGCTTCAAAGTCCATGGTCAGTTACCTTTCAGAGTTTGGAGAAGAGTGGTTGCCGCGCTCAGTGACGCGGTGAGGTCAGGCGCGACAGCGTTCTGCTTGTCGGTCGGAGCAGCGTTATGCGTGCTCCCGCCAGCAGCGCGAGGCGTACTGGACTTGAAACTGGCGAAGAGTTCGCGCCGCTCGGACCTCGGCATCCCGGCCTTTGCAAGGGCCACGTCCATCGCTTTCAGCGCATTGTTCTGCCGGCTTTCTTCGGTATCGCGCTCAGCAACCTCGTCGGCAGAAAGCAGCCCGGTAGCCAAGCCAAGCTCGACGGCGCGCTTGCCGCGGATGAACGTCTCGTCATCCATCATCTCGGCCATGTCCGCTACTGGCTGCCCGCTCGTTTCGGCGTACAGGTCGGCCATGGCAGCGTCGAACTCCTGCATGTCGTCGGCGACGTCGCGCAGGTAGTGGCGGTTTCCGGCGAGCACCGTCCAGCAGTTGTGGATCATCAGGAAGGCGCTGCTAGCGACCTGCCGCTCAGATCCGGCGAGATAGATAATCGAGGCGGCGCTTGCCGCCATGCCGAGCACCTTTGTGGTCACCCTGTGGCTGTGCTCGCGCAGGCGGTTGTAGATGGCGATTCCCTCGAACATGTCGCCGCCCGGGGAGTTGATATAAACGGTGACATCTCGCTCGCCGATAGCGCGCAAGGCGGCGTCAATCCGATTCACGGTCACGCCGTCGCCGTACCAGTCCTCACCGATCACGCCATAGATCGTGATGGTGTCAGAAGTGCTTTCTACTGCGGCCTGGATAGCCGGATTCCACTTTTCGAGCGCACGCGGGCTCAGCTCGCTGCGAAGGCCGCGAGCCTGGATTTTGAGTTGCATGGATTACTCCTTGGGGAGATCGGCGGTTAGCCAGTTCTGCAGGGCTGCGCGTGCGGCCTGGCCGTCACTGGATTGCCCCAGTGCGTCGAGTGGTGCGAGGTTTGTTTGCGCCGTTAGCACGTCGGCATTCCCACCGCGGCGCGGCAGGTTTTCACGGACGCGGCAATCGTCGCGGGTGTAGATGCCGTTCTGGACCATCGTGCTGTAGAACGAAGCGCGCGCGGCGCTATCGGCTCGCAACAGGCCTTCCAGGGCGAACTCCGCGTAGTGCGTAAGCCTTTCACCTGGCGACATCAGCTGCTTGAGTACGGCCTTCTCAATGCGGCGCAACCAGGTACTTAGGGAGAACGTCAGGAAGCCAATGACCTGCTGCTCAAGGCCGGAGCCCCAGCTGGTGTTCTTCTCGGTGTGCCCGACCATCCAAGGCGGAACACGGAAGAACCGGCAAACCTCCTCAACGCTCCAGCTTCTCGTCTCGAGCAATTGCGCGTCGGCCGGATTGATGCCGATCGACTCCGGCGTCACCCCAGCCTCAAGGACCGGAGATTTGCCAGCGTTCATGGCGCCGCTCACAGTCTCCACGTACTTGCGGAACTCGTCGCGCTGCTCAGACTTCAGTACCCGGTCAACCTTGAAGGCTACCGTCGGCATCATTCCGTTCTTGAAGGTCCCGTTCGCTGCATCGTCGGCCGAAATTGCCGATCCGATGATGTCGGCGCCATAGCTGATCGGGGATAGCCCTATTCGACCGTCAAGCGAGAACGCCGGGATATGAAGAACTTCGCTGGATTGAAGCTCCCGCTCTCCATCGCTGAAGCTGTAGAAGTAGCGGATGCTCCCGTTCTCGGTGACTAACCGCATACGGTGCGGGAGCAAGAAGCTCAGCGCGACCACCCGGCCAGCAGAACGATGTATCTGCGCAAAGGCATTGCCGCGCAGAAGCATGCTCGCGAGCATCGCCTCCCAGAACTGCACCGGGCTCATGTGCTCGTTAGGCGAAACCGCTAATACGCTGTAGAGCGGGTGACTGGTGTCCATCTCACGACTACCGTCTGGAAGGCGACGGTACAGGCCAAGCGGAAGCGTTGCGATCGTTTCAGCGATCAATCGAACGCAAGCCCACACCGCTGAGACCCGCATTGCAGTATCAACGCTTACGCTTTTTCCTGAACTTGACTGCCCACCGACGAACTGCCCCCAGAATGCCCCGTCAGATAGCCGAATCGTCTTGCCGAGCCATTCACTCAGCCCAGCCGATGGCCTGCTAGCAGACCTAGAAATGGTCCGCAGAAGGGACTTATTCATCTGTCATCCCTCTTCGGATAAATCCAGCAATGCAGAACATGGAGCAAGATCCGGCGATCAGCGCCCACGCGGTTCCGGCCAGCATCCAGACCCCCGCGCACAGCAGGCCGAAGCCAGCCAGCGATGCCAGCAGAAATGCAGTCAGTGCGCTCATGCGATCAGTGGGTCCCGTATTGCGTTCATGAAATCGTCGTCATCCGCTTCTTCGGTTTCGACGGTTGATACACCGATCGCCATCAACAGAGCTGCCATGTCGTCGATCTTGTCGGCGCTGCGCTTCTTGTCCGGAGCCATGTTCAAGTTGTCATCGCGCCTGGCAATCAGGTTGGAAGCGCACCAGTTCAGAATCTGGTCGCCGCCGTGGGCAAGATTCCCGGAGATGTAGGCACGCTCTAGCGTCTGCATAGCAGGATGATAGGAACGCGGCCCCTGGATGAACTCGACCATTGGCAGTTCCGCCTCGACCAGCCGGTTAACCAGGTCGCTTGCGTTCCATCGGTCATAGGCAATTAGCTGGACGTTGAAGTCTTGGCAGATTGCGCAAACGTCTTTCTCGATGACGCCGTAGTCGGTGACGTTGCCCTCTGTCTGCTTGAGCAGCCCAGACTCGACCCATGACTGATAGGGAACAGTGCCACGCTCAGTCCGGTAGGCGACGGCGCTTTCTGGCGCCCAGCGCCAGCCGTAGGTGTAGTAAACCCCGTCAACCAGCCAGACCAAACGGAAGGAGCACATGTCCGCCGTGCTAGCGAGGTCAAGACCACCCCAGCATGGATAGCCACGCAGCCATTCAAGGTCGACTGGCCCGCCGCAGGCTTGCCATTTGGTAAGGTCAATCCAGCCATCAGCGGTGGATGCCGGCCGATTGAGTCGCTTGATACGAAACTCGGCCAGCTTTGAGGGCATCTGCTTCGCCTCTACCGCCTCTTTGCGGATAGCCGCCATGAGGTGCGGATTGACGTCCATCAGCGGATTGGCCTTGATCCAGACCTTTTCGTCGAACTCCTCGTCAGCCTTGATCCCAGCCGACTTGTCTTCCTCGTCGACGGCATAGAAGACCACTAGGAAGTGATCCGCTGTTGTCCCAAACAGCCCTGCGAGGAGCTTCTTGGCGAACATCCGAAGCTCTGCCCAAGGGCCGGGGTTCGTATAACCTTCGGTCGTCGTGTAGAGCCAAAGCGGGTTGCTGCGCGCACCTGCGGCTGAAGTCAGAACGTTAAGCAGATCGGCGCTCTTGTGGGCGTGAATCTCGTCCAGCCCAACATGCGAAGGGTTAAGGCCATCTTGAGTGGAAGCTTTGGCATGGATCGGCTTGAAGGTTGCGCCAGTCTCGGCTCGGCTAATCGCCTTGGCCCAAACCTCAAGGCCAAATGCTTCCCGCAGGTCGGCAGTCTTCTCAACCATCCGCTTCGCGGTGTTGAAGATGATCGATGCCTGCGGAAAGGTAGTCGCAGCACTGATTACCTGCGCGCCCTCTTCCGGCTCGCAGCACTGGCAGTACAGGAGAATCCCGGATGAAAGCGTGGACTTCGCGTTCTTCCGAGCAACAGCAAACAGAGCCGATGTGAAGCGGCGCGGCCGGAAGTAACCCCAGCCCTCTATTTCGGCCCCTTCACGTTTTCGAAATCCGAACAACTGCACCACGAAGAAGACGTGCGACGGGTGCATCACGATCTCTGGCTTGTCCCACTTACCTTCGACGTGCGGAAGCTTCTCAATGAAGTCGCATGGGTCGTTCGCGTGCCATGGATCGAAGATGAACGGGCAGTCTTTGCGCTTGGCACGTTTCAGATCATCGAGGAACCGCTGAGCGGCCTGACGAATCAGCTTGCCGTGCTTCTTGCGCTTCTTGTCAGCAATCGCGCCCTTAGCGTAGTCGGTCGCGATCTTCACGTAATCGCGACCGTTTGCCATATCGCTATGCCTTCTGTGGTCGTCCGTTGGACGCGAACTTGTTTCCCGCCGGCTTCTCTCCACCAGAAGCCACTTTGCGGCGGCTGGCCGGGGTCATCCCAAACTCAGAGAACAGCGCTTTAAGCGCCGTGTCTTCCGCAGCCGTCATTTCCATCCCGGCCTTGGCCTTCATGCGGAACCGCTGCCAGGAAAAACACAGCTGCTCCAGAGAGAACAGGTCGACAACCTGCAGCACGCGCGCGGCGACCAGTTGCGGCCCCAGGCGATTCCACATCTCGGCGCCGTCCGGGTTCAGGTGGATTGGCGCCTCGGGAAACTCTTCGATCAAATCGTATTCAGGAGCGTCCGGCACTTCGCGATCCGGTCGGCTTGTGCCCTGCAGGACCTTGAGGTGCGGAGCGGTTGGCTTACGGGCCATGTCGCTACCTCAAATTTTGGAATGTGAATTTTGACGGTGTGAAAATTTGGCTCCCCCCGTCGTTCGGGATTCGATTTTTGCCAGACTTTCAACCCGCCCCCCACCCTACCCCGGCTGCTGGAACCCGCCTTGAGTCCTACGCGCTCGCCGATTCGGTTGTGGCAGGACCGGCACAGGGCTCGGAGGTTATCCCAGTCAAGCCCAAGCTCCGGGTGAGTCTTGTATGGCTTGATGTGGTCGGTGATGTCGCTTGCTGCGCCATTGCAGCACTCACACACAGGATGATGCTTTCGGTAGTAGGCGCTCAACTTCTTCCAGCGCTCAGTCTTATAGAAGCTGTCGGACTCATCCCGTCGCTGGTTGTACTCGCGATGTACGTCCTTGCGGTCTTCAGCCCTACGCTGGCCCGCCTCTACCTTATGGATGCGGCAGCGATGTGAGCCCGGCACTGAGGGCTTCTTGCATCCTGGCTCCATGCATAGGCGAGAAGGACGGACAGGCATCAGCGCGCTCTCCCTCTCCACTCTCGCCTAGCCACCTTCCACGCCTCCATCCCCACCATCAGGCATACGCATGCTGTGAGGTAGAGGATGATCAGGATGGCGTGGAGGCGTTTCATGCGAGCGGCTTCAACGTTGATGGGTCGACAGCGATGAAGCCAATACCGATGTCACGCAGAACGGATACCTGGCCACACTTTCCGCAGGTGCATGTGTCATGCATGTCCGTAGGAGTGTCGCGCTCTACCTTCGCCCAGCCTCCACAGTTGCTCTGCCAGGTGTTGCAGAGGCCGCATTGCTGATCGCAGTGATAGCGCTCTAACCACGCATGGCGCTCTTTGCGCTCAGCCCATAGCTTGATGCGTGTCCAGATGGAAACCTTATTTCTCATTGCTGGTCACCCTCGGCTGAGGAATCACCCGAGCAATCGCAGCAGCGATACCGAGGACAGCGTTCACGCTCGCCCAGAGGATCGGGCTGATATGTCCGTCGAACGCTACCCATGTGCCGGCAGCTGCGTTCAGGGCTGCAGTGATGATTGCCAGCTGCACACTGGTGAGACGCCAGCACTTGCGCCATTCGGGGATCAGGTTCATGGGATCACCGCTCGAAGGATGTGAGGGCCAACCATGTTGATGATCGCGATGATTGCCCCTGCAGCCCCGAGGCCGTACATGACCTTGATGCCCATCCCCTTTACGTCAGAGGACAGGGTTTCGAGCAGCTTCGACTGGTTCTGCGCGATCAGCTCAAGACGATCTACCCGCTGGGGGATGGTCTCGTGCTTCTGCTCGTAGTGATCCAGGCGCCATAAGGCGAGACGCATGTTCTGCTCCAGCGCACCCAGGCGCTCGGCCTGATTGCGGCCGGCATCGGAAAGGGTGTCGGGCATATGTGTGTCTCGTTGGTGTTTGGTCCGGCCTCACATGCGCGTGCGATCCGCCTATGAGCAAGGAGGCAGGCATGGGGCCGGAAATTGGTGGAACTGGAATAGAGCCCGATTCCCCGCACGTCTGCGGGGCGATACCTGTACTCAGGTCGCGCAGTGTGCTGCGTGTGGCGCGTAGCCGATCGCAAGCAGGCCGGGAATAGGGTTGGGCGCATGGTGGCGAGCCATTCAAACGGCCTTTAGCGCCCGAAACGAAAAAGCCCCGACCGAAGTCAGGGCTCTCGAAGTTGTCCAAGGGGACTCTCCCCCTTGAGGCCACACCACTTTCTACTCACGCTGATCAGGCGCTTTCGCAGCAGGTGTCGCTGCTTGCCGCGCCCGTAACGACATTGGACCGGGCCGATTCGCGGCTCTCGGCCATCTCAACGCGTGAAAAGTCCAAGATAGCGATACATTACTGCCAGCCTGCCAATGTGTCAAGCAGCGCGACATGAAATTAAACCTTCCATGTCCAGAATGTCTTGAGCCTCTACCAGAGCTTTGTTCACTTGGTTTTCCAGGCTGCGGCGAATGGCTGACTTCCAGCGGTGCTGGGTGCGCTCGGGTACTGGCTCCTCGCTCCAGTTATCCATTGAGTACCAGCTTGCCGGCAATACGCATGTGCTGCGCTTCCCTTCCACGCCCGGCAGCTTCGGGAATGCCCAGGTAGCGACTGCGCACTGTACGAACCGCTCCGGTGCTGGCGACTTCACCGAGCCAGCCAGCGCCATCATGGCATCGTGCTTGCGCTCCAGATGGGTGCTGTACTTGGCGACGAGAGCCAGCCACAGACCGACCGGAAGCGCCTTGTGCAGGCGGCCATGTACCCAGCAGTCTGTGAGAAAGGCTTCTTCCTTCCCGCAGATGGCACCCGGCACCCGGGCGGCTTGCACCTTCGGCTGAAAGTCACACCCACCAGCCGAGTTGATGACTTCTGACGCCAGGGCGCGCACTACTGCCGATACGACGTTTTGGTATTTCATGGCGTTCTCCCCTTAGACCGAATACACAGCGCGGCGCTTGAGTGCTTCAGCACCCGGCACGGCCTTGTCGATGATGTCTTTCACTTCTTCAGCGCTGATCGTGATGCGGCCCTTCTCGCCATAGGTCTTCGAGCGCAGTACGCAGGTCAGGCAGGCGCGTGACCGCCAGCCGCCGTCATGGGCGTACTTGTCACCCGGCGCTAGCTGGTTCCACGACTCGACGGTTACGCCGGGATGTTCCTTGCTCTGCATGCGGTGGTGGATGTGGCCGATATCGATGTAGCGATAGGTCGACTCTCCCCAGTCCTTCGCGAAGTCGGTCGCCATGACGTGCGCGAGCTGCGCAGGCCGGCACTTGTCAGAGTGGTGGCACATCACGAAGGTATTGCCCATCCGGTAGGGAATGAACACGGAGGAGTTGTCAAGCACATGCAGGCGTTCGTTGCTGTGGTAGACGTGGCGCAGGAATACCCGCATCCAGACGTCATTCGAGCGGGAGTGGTTGCCCTGGTTGACGATGACGTCGACGAACTGGAACTTCGATAGAGCCTTGTCGACGATGGATCGCATGATGCGGGCCGCGGTGTCGATCATCTTCGGGTAGCGCGAGTCATAGTCGAAGTCGTGGCCGGACTCGCTCTTGGCCGTGAAGTCTTGGTAATGGGTCAGGTCGCCCATGTCCTGAATCACGCAACGCTCGCAGTTCGGCGCTCGGTCGATCAGACGGTGCATTGCCGTCACCAGCTCGCGCTCGGCAATCTTCAGGTCGAAGTTGTGGCCTACCTCGTCAGCGTGGGCCAGCATCCCAACATGGCCGTCACCGATCTGGAACCACGGGATCACGTCAGTATCGAGATCGACGGCCGGCGCCGGGATCACAGGTACAGGCGCAGCTTCGAGGAACGACGAGACGTAACGCTCGATGGTCTGAGCCAGCATCGCCTGGTCTACGGTCGTCTTGTGCCACTCCAAGACCGGCGCTTCCTCTCCGCGCTTGAACAGCATGGAAGTGCCGCGCAGGCGGAGCGGCTCAGGGACGGGGCGCGCCAGGTTGTGCTCTGGGTTGTAACCCTGCAGCGTGGCCTTAGCCCGAACCGCCTTGATGCCCTTGTGCACGGCGTTGAAGTGGATCCCGAGCGAGCTGGCCGCTTTCCTGATGCTCCCCTCGCGCCAGTAGTGCTCCAGATACTCCGCCTGCCGGTCGGTTGCGTAAGCCAATAGTCTCTCGTCGCGTGCGGCCATCAGGCTGCCTCCCCTTTAGCCCCAAATCTGGCGATCAAAATGGCGTCGGCCACCGCTTGACCCTTCACTTTCAGGTCGAGAATGCGGAGGTCCGGGTAGAGCTGGATTGCGCGGGAGCGTGCGGCATCCTTGTCGGCCCCAATGAGGCCCGCTCTTTTCTTCCATGATTGCGGGGTGACCAATGTGTACGGAATGCACGCTCCTTGCAGGATGCCCTCGACCACACCAGCGGCATGGCCAAAGGTGAACATGGAGGAAACGCCCTGGCCCGGCATGGCGCCTACCTGCTCGAGATACGCGTGCGTCGGCTCCCGGTACTTGTGCTCGCGGAGGAAGGCGGAAATGGCAGCGCCATTCACGCGGCTTTTGGTGCCGACCTTCACTGTTGGCATGAGGATGTGCGCAACGTAGCGGTAGTCGTTGTGCATGAGGACGACTGCGCCGCTGCAGCCAGGGTCGATTCCGATGATCATTTACCTCCCCTCGCCTTTGCTCCGCGAAAGTCTGATATCAACAAAGAAAGAGCGGCAGCAACGAACCACACCAGGGCCACATCGAAACGCTGAAACAGAACGGCGCATACGGCCATCCCGGCAATGAAGTTCGTCATCTACTCCCCCTCGCCTTCAGCGCTTCCACCTGCTCAACAAAGCCGGGCGCGAACCGGAGCCGTAGCGCATGAGCTACACGCGGATCCTTTTGCATGTCTGCGAATCTACAAGCATGCTCATGCTTTCTTGATCGCCAAGCTTCGTGCGCACTCTCTGCCGAAGCGAATCGACCGAGATGCTCCCGCTTACCGGTAAACGGGTTGTGGCACTGTGACTCGAACCCATCCTTCGCCTTGTTTAAGAGGACGCCAACCGGAAACTGTCCGCGCTGCGACTGCTTGAGACTTAGAAAAAGGTTCAGCTTTCGAGGAATAAAAGCGCAGGTCTCGCTGCTGTAAACCTTATTTCCAGGGCATAAGACGTCCTTATCCAGGTCCATTCCTTGCCATTCCTGCGCCATCATCCATTCGCGAAACACGCTAAATCGATGCCACTCCGGAGCAACCGTGCACCCAATGTAGGTGGGCCGATTCTCATGCAGTTTTTGCGAATAGCAGCGGGCCAACATGTGAGTCCACGCCTCATAAAAATCGCAACGACAAACTCGCTTGCGACAACCATTGACTATCCCTTCAGCAGAAACTGGGTGAGGGTAGTCATTGACACCTACTCCATAGATCAGCCGGCCCGGCTTGCTCATTTACTTCCCCTCCTCACTAGAGCGTTCCGTACGGCAGGTCGCGCACTCTCCGGAACAGCCGCCAGCAGGACGTTGCCCTGCCTCTGCTTCTCCGGCCCCTTGAGGTCGCGCACCTTCCACCGGATCAGGCAGGCTTGCTTGTCCGCTTCGATCAGCGCCCGAGCATCGGCAGTCAATTCCGCCAAGTTCAATCCAGCATTTGCCGCAGAGCACTTCATCGCCTAGCCTCGCCTGTACGTCGATGCGCGAGATCTTCATGCCTGCTCCGCCTTCTCTTCGGGAGTGCGATAGTCGATGGTGTTCTGCTGGCCGAAGTCAGACGGCAATCGGTCCTCGGCCAACTTCGCGTAGCCCTGAATGTCGTGCCAGTTGTCGGCGTAATTCGGGTCGCCGGAGAGGATGCGACCCACCTTGTCTGCGATGACCTCGAGCGACTGCTTTTGCACGTCGTTGAGGCGTTCCCAGCCAGCCTCGGCGCACATGGTGCGCTTCAGGTTCTGGCAGATACGGGCGTGGTCGGTGAAGTCGCCGTAACGGTTGCCGCGCTCGGCCAGGGTTTGTGCGAGTTTGTTGGCGTCACTCATTGCGGCTTCCTCGTTGCTCTGTTGTTTGCGATCAGGGGGAGCTGGCCGGGCTTTAGCGGCCAGGGGTGTTCCTTGCGGCAGTCGTGGCAGTACAGGGTCTGCCGTAGGCTGTAGCCGGTGGTCTTGTGGGTGGCGTCGATGGGGCAGGTCTTCATGCGGCTTCCTCGATCCCAAGCAGGCGCCGAACCTGAGCAAGCAGCTCGCGCTCGGTGCCGTACTTCGCCTCCCAGGTCTTTTGCCCGGCATGGATGGCAACGCCGTGTCCGCCCGTTTGATGGTGCGGGCCGCAGAGTGGAATGACCTCGTAGTTGCTCGCCCGCTGGCTCATGCCCTGACCGGCACGGATGTGATGGCAGGCGGCCGGAGACTCGCCGTAGCCTAGGTTCCGGCAGACAATGCAGCCCATGGCGGCTACGCTGGACAGGTGGGCGCTCTCGGCCTTGGTCATGCGCCGTACCCCTTCCGCTCTGCCCGCTGGTTGGCCTGCTCCGTGCGATACAGCTCGATTCGCAGCTGAGCCACACCGATCTGTGTCTTCAGGTACTCCTCGCGCTCTACGGCCACCTTGAGGCCGTCCAACAGCCCCAGGTAATCCGGGTGCGCGTAGGCGAATGCCTCACGCTCGGCGATGGTCTTGACTCCTTCGCGCTCGGCTTCCTGCATCAGGATCGCTTTCTTGCTCTTGCGGAACTGCTCAAGGTACACGCGGTTAGCCTTGGCCTCGGCGTGGTCCTGTGCGCGGTCGCGGATAAAGGTCAGCGGACGTTCGATCTGCTCATCCATTTACGCGGACTCCCTGCTCGGCAAGCATGGAGAATGCTGCCGCTGCCACTCGTGGATCTTGTCCGTTTCCAGCGGCGCGAATCCGGTCCACCCTATCGGCCAACCCATCAGCCACTCGGCAAATACCGGATTGATCCTGCCGTAGTACCCTTGCGGCGTTGGCGGCGTTGTCAGCCCGACAACCACCGGCAGATCTGCCGCGACCTCGGCTCGCCGCTTGAAATAGTCCAGGTTCTTGGAGTATTGATCGCCATCCGAGGCTTTCAGCGCTGGCCACAATCCAGACCCGCTCGCGGAGCTGGTCGCCACCAACGTCGGCAGTTCCCAGCACTCCCCATCTAGCATCAAGCCCTGCTTCGGCCAGGTCTGCGAGAACTGTTCCCATCCCTCGACCAAGCAGCGCTGCGACGTTCTCCACGAAGACGTAGCGCGGTCCAACCTCGCGAATGATGCGTAGCATTTCCTTCCAGAGCCCGCTGCGCTCGCCCCCGATGCCTTCTTTCTGGCCGCTGCTGCTGATGTCTTGGCAGGGAAACCCGCCAGATACCACGTCAACAATTCCGCTCCAGGGGCGTCCGTCAAAGGTGCAAACGTCATCCCAAATCGGGAAAGGCGGGAGAACTCCGTCATTTTGTCTGCAGGCAAGTACGCTTGCGGCGTAGGGATTTCGCTCAACGGCGCAGACGGTGCGCCATCCCAGCAAGTGGCCTCCGAGAATTCCGCCACCAGCGCCTGCGAAAAGAGCCAGCTCATTCATGCGCCCCTCTCTTCGCGGATGGATTGGCAATCCACACAGCGCACAGCCCAAGGCGCAGCCTCACGCCGAGTGCGCGGAATCTCGATGCCGCACTCCTCGCATTCCTCAGCGCCCTGCCCCTGCAGCCTGGCCTGTACCATCGCCACGCCACCGATACGATCCGCTTCCTCTAAACCAGAGGCGCGGTCTGTTACGTCGGGGGCTGTGCGGGCCTGGTGGAAGGCTTCGGCCATCTCTGCAAAATCACTCATCGCTTAGCCCCATAGGCCCGCTTCTGCGAGCCGTCCATCTGCACAAGTCGGTAGTCGTTGCCGCGCTTCATGCGGACGACGGTGTTTTGTTCCTGATCCACTGCGAAGCCATCGGCCTTGAGCTGGTCGACGATTACTCGCTGGGGAAGGGTCATTGAGCGGGAGCGGTTCATGCCTTGGCCCTCCCTCGCGCGGACTTCCAGTCGAAGCCGACAGCGATACCGCCGCCTTCGCGCAGACGATCCACGCAACGCTCGCCCAGGGCGCCGGACAGTTCGCCGGCTGGCAGGTTGGAGATGACTACGGTCGGCAGCTGCTCCTCGTACCGGCCGTTGATGATGTTGAACAGGCTGGCCAGCTCGAACTCGGTCGGCTTGGTGGCGCCCACTTCGTCGATGATCAGCAGGCTCGGCTTGGTGTAAGCCGCGAATGCCTCGCCCTCGCTGTACTCGCTCTCACGGTCGTAGCTGCCCTTGATGTGCTGCAGGATGCCGCCAACGGTGCGGTAGACGGCCGTGGCGGTCGTCGTGCGCATGATGTGGTTGGCGATGGCAGTGGCCAGGTGCGTCTTTCCCGTGCCGACGTTGCCCAGCAGCAGAAGGCAGCGGCCCGCCTCGAAGTGCTCAGCGAAGTTCTCGGCGTAGTCGCGGCAGATGGTCAGCGCCTTGACCTGCTTCGGCTCGGTGGCGATGTAGCTCTCGAACGTGCGATCACGGAAACGGGCCGGGATCAGCGCGGCGCCGAGCTTGTTGGCCAAGCGATCGGCTGCGTTCTTGGCGCGCTCCTGCTCAAGGCGTTCGGCGTCCTGCTCGCGCTGGCGGATCTCGGCACACGCCGGGCAGCCGCTCGGGCCTTCCTTGTGCTTGCTGATGATCGCGGCGTACTGGCCGTGCTGTTCGCAGACAGCCAGTTCCTTCGAGACGATGCCAAAGCGGCGCTCGAGCGGATCGACGGTCAGGTTGATGGCTTCAGAACCCATTGGTGCCATCCTCCCGCTCAATCAGGCCGGCGGTGTAGTCGCGCTGTTCAAACCCTGTGTGCCGCGACGCGCCGGGGAAGTGGTGCACGTTCCCAGCCGGCTTCACTTCGTCGTTCCAGCGCTTCCCGTTGAGCCAAGTGGCCGCGTGCGGGATGAACTGCCCGTCATCCTTCAGCCAGCTCTGGCAGGTGCAGTGCTTGGCCAGAGACTCGAGGATCTGAGCCAGCAGCTCGGCATCGGGATTGATCTTCGCAAAGGCCTTGCGAGCGTTGTCCTTTGCGGTCTTGCGCGGGTACAGCTTCCAGAAGGTTTCGAAGGCAGCCTCGGTGTTAGCCTTTTGAGGCCCTGATTCGGCCTGCTGCTCTTCCTCCACGACTTCATCAGTCTCAGCAGGCAGAGTGCTCGGCGCTTCCCGGCGGTGCGGGTTCTGGTGCTTGGCCCACTTCACGATCTGGATGATCTTCTTGCCGGCGCGCTCATAGCGACTGATGAAGCCGTATGCGGCCAGGCCGTCCAGCATCTGCTCGACTTCCACGTCGTCAGCCGGAAAGAGTGCGTTCTTCAGCTTCTTCGGGCGGTCTTCGAGGCGGCCTTCCTTATCAGCTTCAGTCCAGAGGCCGATGAAGAACAGGCGAGTGGCGAAGTCGAGCTCCTGCAGGTCTTCGTTCTGAAAGAACCCAGGCTTGATATTGCGCGATCTGGCCATCATGCGGCCTCCCGAATGATGGTAGCGAGCCTGACGAGGCCCTTTGGAGTGACGCGCGCCTGCTCGGTGGTCTTCTCTGTTCCGTCAGGGCGCTCGACGGTGCTGTACTTGTGCTCCATCACTCCGGCCTGAATCTTGTCCTGATAGGCAACGAAATGAGTCGAGCCAGTGCGGCGGTAAATCCACTTGCGCGCTTGAAGGATGGCAATCAGGTCCTTGCGCTTGATTTGCAGCGACTTAGCTGCATCCGTGAGACAGAGAGAGCCATCCGCAACCGCGATCCGATTTAGGGCCTCAATCTTTGGCGCCTGCTCGGCAACCACGAGCTGAAGATGGCTATTCTGCTCTGCGAGGTCCGCAGCCAGGCGAAGCGCCTCCGGCAGCGTCTGAGGAATGACAGGTGCCGACGCCAGCTGCTCCAGCTCGTGCAGACGGAGAATCACCTTGTGGCGCAGCTTGATGCTGTAGCCGGTGATCAGGGTTTCGGTGAGTTCGCGGTCAAGGTGATACTCGACCTGCTCGCGGCTCCTTGAGTCCAGATAGATGCCCCCAAAACTGGGGATATCTTTTTCCAGCTCGGTGAGCATTTTTTCGATGTCGCGCTTTACGTGGTCGTGACGCTTCCCGGTGAGCTCGGCGATTTCGCGGCTGCTCATGGTAAGGGTCTTGCCAGCGGGTATTAGGTTCTGCATAATTGACTCCGACTTCAGTTGTTGCTGTTGAGAAACCCGGTCTTTCCCACCGGGTTTTTTATTGCCCGTTTTTCGGTCCCTTTTTAGGGCCTGCCCTCCTCCGAAACGGCTGCACCTTTCCGGTATTGCCTTTCGGCTCAGTGATCTTCCGAAGTTGATCCCTGATCAGCTCGCCACCCAGGTCTTCTGGCGACTTGCCTTCCTGCCTTGCTAGCTCATGCAATGCGCGCTGGTAGCGCTCATCGAGAGCGACTTCTTGATCAGCCATGAGGCCCCCTTCGAGGCCTTCAGGCCATCTGCTCGGTTTCGGTATCCTCAAGGCGCGAAAGCATGTCCCGCAGGCTGGCTTCCAGCAGCTCGCGAGCCAGTACGGCTTTCTGGGTGCGATGGAACTTCGCCAGCGACTGCAGAAGCTCGTCGGTGTCTTCGTCGAGACGAACCTTCGTGATGTGGTCACGCAGATGTTTGGGGTCGTGGTACATGGTCGATTTCCTTATGCAGCCGTTTTCTTGGGGCTTGACTCGGCGAGCAGCCATTCAGCCGTGAACTCGCCACCAGATGCTTCTGCAAGTATTTGGGCGTAACACGTCTCGCCCGTGTATTCGGTGCGCGGCAGGGCAGCAGCTGCCAGCCACTTGTAAATAGCCCGCTGACTTACGCCACAAATCGCGGAGGCCTTAGCGACCCCGCCGACCTTATCGATCGATTCCTTTAGAGCACTCATGGAGGCCTCCGGCTATGAATTCTGTACTTACGGTACATGTTAAGCCGGAACTGAATGTTCATGCAAGCAAGTGCGAACATGAACGGATGGTTCAATCACAAGATTTACGCACCGAATTCGCCAGCCGCCTCAAGAAAGCCCTTTCAGAAATGGGAATTCCTGAGTGGGGCGCCGGCGCTCGCCTTTCCGAAATTACGGGCAAGACAGCGAAGGCCGCGAGTAAATGGCTTAACGCCGAGACGATGCCGGGCCGCGAGAACATGAAGGCTATAGCGTCCGCATTGAAAGTCCGCATCGAATGGCTTCAGTACGGCGAAGGCTCGATGCTTTCAGTGGGCGACCCGCCAGCCTCGCCCAATACTGGCCAATCCCCCAGCTCCGACGACTACGCCCTCATCCCGCAGTACAGCGCGCAGGGGCATTGCGGCGAAGGCCTGCTGAACGATCATGTTGAGGTCAACGGCGGCCTGGCATTCAAGAGGGACTGGCTGCGCCGAATGGGCGCCAAACCCCAGCATCTGTTCGTCATCTACGCCAGCGGCAGCAGCATGGAGCCGTTCATATTCGACGGTGACGTAGTGCTCTTCGACAGCTCCGACACTGAGCCGCGTGATCGCCAGGTTTACGCCATCCGGCGCCCGGACGGCGGCGTGAGCATCAAGCGTATGGCGCAGCAAATATCTGGCAGCTGGCTGATCCGCAGCGACAACTCGGACAAGGCCAGATATCCCGATGAGGAAGTTTCAGCGGCATCGATGCACGAGGTCCCGATCATGGGGCGCGTGATCTGGCGCGGCGGGGCGATGATTTAGAGAGCGGCGCCATCGTGGCGCCGAGCAAGGTTAGGGTTTAACGAAAAAAGCCGAGGACGGCCGGGGCAGTTCTAGATGTATATCTTCTACATGGATGATTCCGGCGAAGGCGGAAACCATATGTTCACGGCGCTTGGCGTCGAAGATAAGCATTGGCGACAGGTTTTCCAGCAGGTTGTTCGCTACAGGAAAGAGATCAACCAGCGCGCAGGCATCTACATGAACAAAGAGTTGCATGCGACGAAGTTTGTATCCGGTCGCGGGCGACCATCAAAGACGCACCTCGACAAGCAGATGCGAGAACGGATTTTTCGCTACAGCTTGAGGGTGCTTGCGGCTATTGGCCCTGAGAAAATCTGCCTATTCAATGTGGTCAACCGGAATCAACAGTGGGCTTACGAGCGCCTACTGAACCGAATTAACCGCACCATGGAAGCCAGAGATAGCTACGCCGTCATCATCAGCGATGAGGGTAAAGAGGCTGAGTACACAAAGCTCGTGCGCAAGATGGGACACTTCAACCCAATCCCAAGTAAGTTCGGTACCTGGGAGGGCACGGATGCGCAAAGCAAGAACATCCCAATCCAGAGAATTCTAGAAGATCCGGTGTTCCGCAACTCCGAAGCTTCTTACTTCATCCAGCTTGTTGACTTCTGCGCCTACGCCTTGCTGCGCAAGGAAATCCCGTTGGCAGCCAGGCCAGAACTGTCAACTGCGTTCGAATTGCTAGAGCCGATATGCTTCAAAGGCGCTAATCGAAACGACCAGTTCGGGATCATCAGATAGCGGAAAAAACAAAGGCCTCCGAAGAGGCCTTGTAGCTCGCGTCAGAGACACGAGGGCTGTAATGGGGGCAGAACCTACCCCGACCTTCATCGGCTCAGTCCCGCAAAGCAAATATAGGGCAACCTCTAGCTGAATGCAATTGGATAGACAGCCCCGCACCACGCGGGGCTTTTTGCATCTGCAGAACCCTTCTATTACGCACCCTCTAGCCAATGTACGGGCCTAGGCATGTCCTAGGCCATGTCGAGCCCGGCTGATTCCTGATTCCTGATTCCTGATTCCTGATTCCTGATTCCTGATTCCCTCAAGAGGGCCTCGGCGGAGCCTCGGGGCGGTTTCGTTCGCCTATTCGAAAATATGTACTTTTGGTTCTTGACCAATGTGAACGCACGGTTCATAGTTCACCCATCGACGCAGCAGCACCGCGTCAGGGCCTGAAAAGCCCAGCTCTTTAAAACTTCAGAACCCTCGCGGCGGAATCCCCAACCGGGCACAGCGCGAGTAACAAGTTTTCCGCCCCATGCCAGCTCTGGAACTGGCCGTGGCTCCACATGCAGCCACGCGAAGTTGCGAAATGTCACCCGGTGCGACGCCAGTTGCGGCAGCGGGAAAGAGACGACTCAGACAAGGAATCGCAGCGGAGATAGGTAATTCGGAATTTCCGAATTATCAGCCCAGCCCACCGTGGCAAGTAACGGAGGCCAGCAACACCGAATCGAATTAGCGCCCCGAGCCTCGGCTATGAGGAGCGCCGGACCTCATGCGGTGTGCCTACTTAACCGGGCGCCAGGGGCTGTACGCCGCATGTTGTATTTGCCGATGACCACGCCGCAACGCTGATCGAGCGACGTGAACAGGAAGCCCCGATGCCAACCCACTGACGACTCACGACCTGCAATCAGCAGCGGGGACGGAGCGCAAGACAACGAGCGAGTCGTTTCCTGATGCGCCTTGGCGACAGGGTGCATTGGAAAGCAGCAAGACCCAAACCAAGGAGAACCACGATGGACACGATCCAAATTGATGGTTGGCAAGGACGCCTCGGCGAAGGCCTGGCACCGCGCCAGTTGCTGGCCGTTCTCTGGGCAGCAACAGACAAGACGGCAAAGGAAATCGCACGGCTGATGGACTGCAGCCACTACACCGTCAAGCAGCAGCTCGACGACGCCCGTTTCAAGCTGGGCAACCAGCGCACCACTCGCGGCCTCTGCCTTGAAGCCATGCGCCGGGGAATCATCACCCCGCTCGTGCTGGCGTTATTGGTAGGCGCCGAGCACAACCCGCAGGTTCGCCCGATTCGCCGTCCAGAGGCTCCACGCTCTCAGGTGGTAGTGAGAGCGCAGCGGATGGAAGAGGCGCAGTTGGCGGCTTGATAAACCGAGTTTGTCTACGCGCTGATGCCTAGACAAGCCTTAGACGAGGTTAGACAAACGTGAAAGACAAGATTGAGCACCTGGCTGCCATCTGCGGCGTATCGGCCGAGGACGTAGAGCTGTTCGCAAAGCTGACCGCTACGCAATTCGGCAACGGGCTAGACGGAACCGAAGCCATCCAGGCCGCAAGCGAAACAATGCAGAAGCTGTGCAACCGGGCTTTCCAGTCGATAAGCCAGAACGACCAAATTAACCCGTTCGGCCATCGTGACCAGTTCCTGCCGGTAGTTTACGAACTGCTGGCCGCCTAACCCCACCCCCGCAGCTTGGCGACACGACATTGGAGAACTGAGGCTTACCAATGAATCACGAAGAGTACAAGCGAGTAGCGAAAATTGACCGTCGTCGCGAGAAAGAGCTATTGGCCGCAGGAAGTACGCAAGGGGCCGAGGAGTATAGATTGCATGGCGATCATATGGGTCTCATGGCGGAACGCACTAAGAACGGCATGGATCTTCCGATGCCAAGCATCTTTGATATCTATGAGTTCCTGCGAAATGAATATCTGAACTCTCGATTTGAGGGCATGAACGCAGCGTGGCCTAAAGGTGTTCCGGATGGTGGCACCTACGCCGACCTGGTCGCAAAGAGGTATTTGGAATATCTACAAAATGAAGGATTCGCATCAATCTCTCATTTCGAGAGCAGAAGGGGCAAACACGTTGTTTTTAACAGGGCGCTCCAAATCATCAATGATGAATCACCAGTCATTGAAAAAGCGTACAGGGCTGGGAGCCTTTCTGCCCCAATGGCTGGCAACTGGTAGCGGTCGCGCCGATCGCCTAACCCCCCCACCCCCGCAGCTTGGCGACAGGCTGCAGCGGGCACCCATCAGCACATAGGAGGATGAGATGGCCAAGCGACCAACAGACAAGGTCAAGATGAAGGTATGGACAGAGCGCGCAACAGCCGAGATGGAAGGCCCAATTAAAGCCTGCGCCTATCACCTCTTCATGTTTGTCAGCTCGGAGGACCGCGGAGTATTGCTGGCAGACATGCGCGAATGGCACGAAGCGCAAGACCCGATACCGAGCACCCCATGCTAACCCTACCCCAAGCCCTCCTCCTCATCTGCGTACTAGCTGCGCTGTATGCGTGGGAGTGGTGGCGCCATAAACCCTGAGCCAGCCAGACCAGACCCTAACGGGCCTGTAATAACCGAGGGCGCCCGGTGCTGGTAGCGCCATGACCATCAGCTGGAGCCGATCCGGCGTCACGGAAGACAACTCCTGCCTAGCGCCTGCCGGGAATCGGTAGCAGGCATTCATTCCCCCGCCCGTCCGGGCCACCCACTCAATCGAAACGCTGCGCAGGACGCGGCTTGGAGAGCTTATGCCTAAGAGAACATACCCATACAGGGCGTGGGCGCTAAATCCTTCATTCAAGCCCATAGAGGTCGAAATTGTTCGACCGTACTCGACCATTTGGTCGCTTTATGCCCACCTAGACGTCACTGAGAAGGGGAAATCGTACAGCGCTGAGCGCGATCTGTTTCCGACCAAGCAAGCAGCCATCGATGCCGGCCGCAAGAAGATCGAAGAGCAGCGCGCGGACATCGCCAAGCGCATCGAGCGAATCAACAAGCGCGCCGCCGCTCTCGACAAGGCAGAGCGCGAAGCCTAATCCCGCCCATCCGGGCAACCGAGGTATCCACCATGAAGCACTACGGACCCACAGGGCGCCGCGAACAGCCGTGCCCGGATGACAGCGTTTCCGAGGCAGACGTGATCCACGAGGCGCTGATGGAACACGACGAAGCAACCGTCTCCGCCTTCATCGACTACTGCGATGACCGGATAGACGAATTCCTCGAACACGAGGCCAACCGGCGCCGCGAACACGCCGAAGAGATCAGGAGGGACGCAGCATGAAGACCGAAGACACCATTCGCGAGCACTTCAAGCTGCTCCGGGCGGCGCAGCACCAAGCCTTCGCCGACTACCACGCAAACGTCCTGTACGGCTACCTGAAGGCGCTGCGGGAAACCAACCAGATCGAAGCGAAGCTGTATCTGCGACTGCACCACGCGCTCACCAAGGCGTGGTCGCTGAAGCTGCGAATCAACATGAGGACTGCGGCATGAGCAAGGAAGTGAAGAGGTGGGATGAGCTGAAGGCACTGGCCGAAGGCATGGACGGCTGGCCAAACAAAAACGCCTTTGAGTTCGACGATGCTTGGTGTGTCGGCGCAATTGATGAAGACGAGAACCTGTGGCCGGTAATCGAGATTCAGACCGAGCAGTACGACGCCTTCGATGCTGCCGAGCCGATGGCGAAGTACTACGCCGCAGCGAACCCGACAGCCATCCTCAAGCTGCTGGCCGAGCGAGACGCCCTTCTCGCTGAGCGGGATGCAGCGCAGAAGGATGCCGAGCGATGGCTCCCTGTAGACGGCTTTGAAGGGATATATGAAGTCAGCTCTGTTGGCCGAGTGCGCTCTATTGAGCGTGTCGACACTGCCGGAAACAAGCGCCGGGCAAAGATTCTTCTACCAACCTCGATTCCGAAAGGCTACCTGAAGGTATCGCTTTGGAGATCGAATCAGCGATCTGAGCGATACGTACACCGACTCGTCGCCGGAGCATTTATCGGCAACCCTGCCGGATTGCTGCAGGTGAATCATGTGGATGGCGATCCAGCAAACAATGCTGCGTCGAATCTTGAGTGGGTATCGAACGCTGGAAACCAACAGCACGCGAGACGTGTACTTATGAAGGGTGTCCGGGCTGTATTCGGTATTTCCAAAGTGGATGGGTCGCGCATTGAATTCCCGTCGCTGCAGCACGCAGTGGAAGCGGGATTCATTCGAGCCAACATCCAAAAATGCTTGAACGGCGAAAGAAAGATGCACCGCGGGTACAAGTGGTACGACGCCTCCCTGCAAGGAGAGCAGCCATGAACGGAATGAAGGCATACAGCGTACAGGGAGATGAGTACGGCACCGTCGTGTTCGCCAAGCATTCAGTGGTTGCTCGGCGCAAAGGCGCCAACGATCTGAACATCGATTTCGAGGATGTCGAGTCGTGCCGTCGAATGCCTGAACTGGACGAGTATGCGGCGGCCGGCAAGCCGGTGCCTTGGCGTGTACTGGTAGAAGAACACGGCTGGCAACTTGAGTGCGGTTGGTGCTACGGGCGCGTGTATAGCGACGAGCCTAACCGGGTTTGGGCCGATGACCAGACCGTCTACTGCTGCCCTGAGTGCGAGGCGCGGAAGACGGACCATCGCATCTCAAATCCGAACTTATACGGAGCCCAGCCATGACCGCCTACGTCCTCAAGGAGCTGGCCGGCGCCCTAGGCATCACCGTAGCCGGATCGCTTATCGGAACTCTCGCCTACGTGGCGCTATTGGGGGGTGTGTGATGGCTAGCCAAAGACAACGATCCCTGCGCTACGCATGGTGGCGGGGCTTCGCAGTGACCCTTGCACTACTCACCGGCTGGGCTCTCGCTCACGGCCTTGCAGATCGAATCACCAACGGGGCTCCGTTATGAGAACCGAAACCATCGACTACGACGACACCCCCACAGGCCACTCATTCGCAGCGGCGTGGTGGACCCTTACCGGGTTCGGCGTGCTGGCTGGCGTGCTGCTGATCGGCCTGGCTGGCGAGGCGGCGATCTACAACCTTTTCGGGTAACACCAACTACTGATCAGGCTGCGCGAGATGCGGCCGAGGAGCCCCTGTGTCTACAGAAACCCAACTGGCCATCGTGCCGCCGAAAGAAACCGCCATTCAGGTATTCCAAGCTGCGAACGGGCTTGACCCGTACCTGCAGCAGATTCGCGCCGAGATCGACGCCTTCGTGCCGGACGTGACCACGAAGAAAGGCCGCGACGCCATCGCATCGATTGCCCATAAGGTCGCCCGCTCCAAGACGGCTCTCGACAACGTAGGCAAGGAGCTGGTCGCCGAGCTGAAGGAAATCCCGAAGAAGATCGACGCCGAGCGCAAGCGGATGCGCGACACGCTGGACGCCTGGAAGGATGAGGTTCGGGCGCCGCTGAATGAGTGGGAGCAGGCCGAAGCGGATCGGGTAGCGCGCCACACCGACCGGATCGACTGGCTGCGCAACCGCGATGACCAGGTGGCCGAGCTTTCGGCCGCTGAGGTTCAGGGCCGCATCGCTGACACCGAGGCAGTCGAGATCGGCCCGGAGTGGGAAGAGTTCGAAGCCGAAGCGCATCGCGTCAAGGCTGCCACGCTCACCACTCTGCAGTTGGCTCTGACCAAGCGCCAAGCATACGAAGCAGAGCAAGCCGAGCTAGAACGCCTCCGCGCCGAAGCTGCCCAGCGCGAGCAGAAGGATCGCGAGGCGCGCATCGCCCGGGAAGCAGCCGAGCAAGCCCAGCGCGAAGCCGAGCAGCGCGCACAGGCCGAACGTGACGCAGCAGCCAAGCGTGAAGCTGACGCCAAGGCCGCAGCCGAACGCCGCGAGCTGGAACTGAAGCTGCAGGCCGAACAAGCAGAGCGCGAGAAGCTGGAAGCCCAGCAGCGTGCCGAGCAGGCAGAGCGTGACGCCGCCGAACGCGCCGAACGCGCAGCAGCAGCCGAACGCCAGCGCCAAGCAGACGAGCAGGCCCGCATCGAGGCCGAAGCCAAGGCACGCGAAGCAGACATCGCGCACAAGACAGCCGTCCTGACCTCCATCAAAGAGTCATTCATGGGCGCAGGCATCACCGAGGAACAGGCCAAGGCCATCATCAACATGATCCGCAAAGGCGAAGTGCCCAGCGTGTCGATTACCTACTGAGGCAGCCATGAACACAGCAATTGCACAGCGGCATGAATCAGCCGCAATCGTCCAGGCGACGGAATCGACAACCATCCTTCAGGTCATCCAGCGCGCCGCCGCAGACCCTCAGTGCGACATCGAGAAGATGGAGCGCCTGATGGCCATGCACGAGCGGATGCAGGCGCGTAACGCCGAGGCGGAGTTCAGCGCGGCGATGGCAGAGATGCAGTGCGAGATCCCGAGCATCGCCGAGCGCGGCAAGGGTCACGGCTCCATCCGCTACGCCACGCTCGAGGACATCAACGACGTGATGAAGCCGATCATGCAGCGTTACGGCTTCGCGATCTCCTTCAAGGTTGAGCATCACCCGGGCGGGATCAACGTCACCGGGATTCTGATGCACCGCGCCGGCCACCGCGAGCAGACGACGATGCTGCTGCCGAGCGATACCAGCGGCAGCAAGAACGCCGTCCAGGCAGTTGCCTCGTCGGTCAGCTACGGCAAGCGCTACGTGATGTGCGCCATGCTGAACATCACAACCCGCGGCGAAGACGACGACGGCTATGCAGCGGCACCGACGGCAACAGTGACCGCGCCGCAGGCGGCACAGCTGCGCGCGCTGCTGGAGAAGTGCAGCGACAAGGCCAAGACAGCATTCGAAGGCATGCACGGCACGCCGGAAAGCGTGGCCAAGGCTGAGTTCGACAAGGTGCTGGCAGCGCTAACCAAGTCGGCCAACAAGGCCAAGGAGTCTGGCAATGCAGATAATCCGTGAAGACGCTCATTTGGCTGCTACGGGCGACTTTGACAGTCAGGCGATTCGGCAGCGCATATTGGACCGGAGCATTCCAGTAACTGAGTCGGGGTGCTGGCTTTGGGAGGGCTGGGTACACCCAAGTGGATATTGCAGAACGTCCATCAACAACGTCACCAAGTTGGCTCACCGAGTTTCATTTGAAGCGTTTCGTGGCCCTATCGCTGAAGGCCTACTCGTGTGCCATAGGTGCGATGTTCGAACTTGCGTGAATCCGAACCACTTATTCCTTGGCACTTCCAACGACAACAATCAGGACATGTTCGTAAAAGGCAGGCACAAGCCGGCCAGAGGTGAGCGCGCTGGCGGTGCAAAGCTTACCGCCCTGGATGTTGAAAGCATTCGCCGTCTGCTTGGCACCAAAAGCCAGCGAGAGATAGCTATTCAGTTCGGAGTTCGCCAGCCGGTAATTAGCGATATATCCACGGGAAAATCCTGGCGCCAAGAGGGGTAAAACTGATGCAGATCATTCGAGATATCGAGCAGGGCTCGGAGCAATGGAAACAAATCCGGCTTGGGATAGTGACCTGTTCTGAGCTTGAGTGCCTTTTGGTTAATGGCAAAGGTGAATACGGGTTTGGCGCTGGTGCCTACTCCTACATGGACACTCTTGTGGGTGAACGCATCACAGGCGAGGCCGCAGACCCGTTCAGCGGTAACCGCCACACCGAGCGCGGGCACGAGCTGGAAGCCGTCGCCCGCGGCCTGTACGAGTCGCGCGAAGAGGTCGCCACGGAACAGGTGGCCATCATCCTGAATCACGGCATCGGCTACTCGCCGGACTCGCTGGTAGGCCACGAAGGGCTCACGGAGATCAAAACCAAGCTGCCGAAGTTTCAGGTCGGCGTCATCCTGGCCGGCGAGATTCCGAAGGAGCACGTCGCGCAGTGCCAGGGCGGGCTATGGGTGTCCGATCGGGAATGGATCGACTTCGTGTCCTACTGGCCCGGTATGCCCCTCTTCGTCAAACGCGCATACCGCGACGAGGCGCTGATTCGCAAGATCAGCGAGCGCGTCACCACCTTCTACGAACTGCTCGAAGAGCGCATGAATCGGGTCATGGGCATTGCCGCCTAACCCAACAACCAAGGAGCCGATATGGCACAGCTATTTGGACTGGCCCGCCTGGGCCGCGACGCGGAAGTTCGATTCACGCAGGCTGGAAAGCCTGTAGCCACCCTGGCACTGGCGTTCGATTACGGGAAGAAGGAGAACGGCAAGCGTCCGTCTCAGTGGGTAGACGCAGCGCTTTGGGGTGAGCGAGCCGAAGCTCTGGCGCCTTACCTCCTTAAAGGCCAACAGCTGAGCGTGACGGTCGATGACGTGCACATCGAAACCTTCCAAAAGAATGACGGCACGCAAGGCCACAAGCTGACCGGGCGCGTATCAAACATCGAATTCGCGGGAAGCGCGCCGCAGCAGAACGGGCAGAGCCAGCCTCCAGCGCAAGCAGCACCACGCCAGCAAGCTCAGCCGCAACAGCCGGCCGCACGCCAGCAACCGGCGCCGGACTACGACAGCTTCGACGACGACATCCCCTTTGCCGACCCCTACCGCGGCGCCCGCTCGCTGCTGATCTGATCCACCCAGGGCGCCAAGCGCGCCCTCCTCCCGGTACATCCCAATGCAAGAATTCAAGTACGACCGCGTGCACACGCCGGCCGCGCACGAGGCTGCGCGCCAGGAAATCGCGCAGAAGATGGCAGCGTTTGAAGCTGCTAAGGGACCAGTGGAAACCCAGCCGATCCGCACCGACGAAAAGCGCATTCCCTACCGAATCACCTGCCCGGAGAAGAATCAGGCGGCGCGAGCCAAGGCCGTGGCTACCAGAAAGGCGCGCACGGTGGCGGCATGAGCAGGACACTGAAAGGCCGGCTTGTCCGGCGCGAGATCAACGGCATCAGCGAAAAGCTCTGCGGCTGCTGCGACGAGTGGAAGCCGCTGGACGATGATCACTTCCAGTTCATCAAGACGACTGGCGTCTGGCAGTGCTACTGCCGGCCGTGCCTTTACGCAAAGGCTGTAGCGCGGGCACAGGCTCGAAGGAAGGCAGCATGAGCCAGAACTGGAGAGCAAGAGTCGCCGCCGAGTTCGGCCAGCCGCTGAACAGCCTGATTCAGGGATTCAAGGATGCAGGGCACAGCGTCAACTCAACCGCGCAGATCATCGGCATCAGCCACCACACGCTTCGCCGCCACTGTGAGCGCGTAGGTATCGAGTTTGAGCGCGGCGTACAGCGGCCGGACAGGCTGCCAAAGCCCGCCCTGGTCATCCAGCCAAAGATGCGAATGCTGACCTTCGCCGGCCAGACGCTCCACCTGCGGGAATGGGAGCGACGCACCGGAATCAACCACACCACGATCATTCACCGGCTCGACAAGATGGGGTGGAGCGTAGAGCGCGCGCTGACTCAGCCGGTCGGCCTGATCAAGCCAAAGGGCGGCCGAGACCACTGGAAGCGAAAGGCCGCCTAGCGTTTCCGCTGCCGCCCACCGGAGGCCCCATGCGACCCAAGACCCAAATCTGGCTGCACAAGCCGACCAACACCCGCCACTACATTGCCGGATCGAACGGTGCCGCCTTCCTGATGCAGGCGCTGAGCGACTTCAGATGGGCACCCGAGGCGGAACTCTGCAATCACGATATCTGGAGCAAGGTATGAACGACACACTGAAGGTAGCCGGGCGAATCGGCGCTGAGCTTGGGGCTGCGAAGGCGGAGAAAGAGAAGCTGCGCGCTGAGGTCGAGGCTCTGCGTGTCGCACTACTCGGCATTGCCTCGGCGAACCCAGCAGAGCGCGGTATTGAGTGGGCGAAGGCATATGCAAGCGACGGACTAAGTGGCACTGGAAGCGAGCTATATATCCGCTGGCTTGAGACGTTCAAAGAGGCCGAGGCGCTGCGGGAATTGCTGAACAAGGCGCTTCCGGTCGTTGAGGCGCACGCTGGGGCAAGCCACATGCTTGATGGGTTTCGACCGGCACGGAACAAATGGGACGATCTGGTTGATGGAATTCGCGCTGCCATGGCTGCGAAGGAGGCGTAATGGGCATCACAACGAAAACCATCACTATCTGCTGCTGTGATGTTTGCGGATCGGAGTGCGTGCCGGAAGACGGCGAGGTCCGCGTACAGGTAAACAGTGGCGACCGAGACGTTGGGCCAGCGCATATCCGCGGCGTCTTGGTATTCGACCAGCCATACGGCTGCACAAGCGGCATTGTGTGTCGTCCGTGCAAGCTCAAGTGGCTGGCGGTTTATCTGGATCGCGAAGCCAAGGCAACCTGATTCGTCGCGCCTAACCCCCTAACCCCACCCAAACACACAGCCTGCCGGCGAGAGTCGGCGGGGAGGTAGAGACATGCCTGACCTCATCAAGCGGTTCGCCAAGAACACGGCGGGCCGGGACTTTGCCGTGGGCGACATTCACGGATGTTTCACGAAGCTGCAGCAGGCGCTGGACGGGATCGGCTTTGACCCGGCAGTTGACCGGCTGTTCTCGGTTGGCGATCTGGTCGACCGCGGGCCGGAGTGCGAGATGGCGCTGGAGTGGCTGGCCAAGCCCTGGTTCCACCCGGTGCGCGGCAACCACGACGACTATGTGTGCCGCTACGACAGCTGCGAGCTGGGCAACTGGCTCATCAATGGTGGCGGCTGGTTCCTCTCGCTCAACAGCGACGAGCAGGCCGAGTACGCCGTGCAGTTCCGCGAGCTGCCGATAGCCATTGAGCTGGAGACGGACGCCGGCCTGGTTGGCATCGTGCACGCAGACTGCCCTTTCCCGACATGGGCGCAGACGGTCGCCGAGCTGACCGAACCGGAATCGCCGAAGCAGTTGAAGCTGGTCAAGAACAGCTGTATGTGGTCGCGCACTCGAATCGAGATGGTCGACACCAGAGGAATACCGGATCTGCTCGCGCTCGTGGTTGGCCATACGCCGCTGCGCACGCCGGCAATCCTCGGCAACGTCGTTCACATCGACACGGTTGGCTGGCGGGATGAGGGCTATTTCACGCTGATGGACTTGAGCACGCTGCCTGCGGTTATCGAAGCAGCCGGCGTAACGGTGAGGGGGTGAGCATGAGCCTGTGGCAATCATTCAAGCGCCTGCCGGAGCAGGAGCAGAAGCGCCAGTTTGAAATCCTCGCCAGATCGGACATGCAGCGAATCCGCATGGAAGTATGGATAGAGGAAGAAGGCGAGCGCACGAACGTATGCGTGAAGAACGTCCTCGGCAAGCGCTGCAGTTACTGCGGCTGCCGGGAATTGGAGGGGTGACAGATGAAATTGAGCCTTGAGAAATGGGCGGAAGCGAACTTCGATCCGGTGCCAACGCTCAACACGCTGCGGCGATGGGCGCGGGAGGCGAAGATTTTCCCCGCCCCGGTGAAGCACGGGCGCAGCTATTATGTTGAGCCAGACGCACAGTACATCGAGCCAGGCACGCTTGCCGGGCGCATCGCGAGGGATCGACATGGCGCCAAGGCCGCGTAAGACCGGTTCGAAAGACCTGCCGCCGAACCTGTACCGCAAGACGGATAGCAGGAACGGCGTCACCTATTACAGCTACCGTGACCCGTCTTCAGGAAAGTGGTACGGGCTCGGTGCGGACAAGGCGCAGGCCGTGCGTGAAGCTGTGCGCGCCAACCATGCCGGCGCCAAGATGCAGCCGGCCCTGGTTGAGCGTATAGCAGCCGCGCCGGCCCGCAGGTTCTCGGAATGGATCGACGAGTACCGCAAGCTCTACGCAGAGCGCGACGTGTCCGACCGCAGCAAGGAAACCGTGCGCATGAGGCTGAACCGTCTCAGCGAAGCGTTGGGGCACCTCGACACGGCAAGCATCGGGACGTTTGAGATTGCCGCCTACCTGAAGACCTTCACGGACGAAGGCAAGGCGCAGATGGCACGGGCAATGCGCTCATTGCTGAGCGACGTGATGCGCGAGGCTATAGCGGCTGGATGGCGGAAGGACAACCCGGTCGAGGTGACACGGGCCGCGAAGGTGAAGGTCAAGCGCGAGCGGCTGACCCTGGAGCTATGGAAGGCGATCTACGCGGAGGCCAAGCAGCCTTGGCTGAAGCGGGCAATGGAGCTTGCGGTACTGACCGGCCAGCGCCGTGACGATATCGCCGCGATGCTGTTCAAAGACGTGTACGACGAGCACCTGCACATCATCCAAGCGAAGACCGGCGCCAGGCTGCGGATCAGCACGAAGCTGCGCCTGGAATCGCTCGGGCTCGAACTGGGCGAGGTGGTTAAAGCCTGCCGGGATGCTGTAGTGTCCAAACATCTCGTGCATCACAGCCGCACCGTGAGCCGCGCGACGCCTGGAATGCCGATCATGCTGGACACGTTGACCAGTGCGTTTGCCGATGCCCGCGACCGCGCCGGCAAGAAGGCAGGCATAGAGTTCGGAGCGAGCCCGCCGACCTTCCACGAAATGCGTTCACTGGCGGCACGACTGCACGCGGCGGAAGGCCGAGATCCGCAATTACTGCTCGGCCACAAGTCGGCAGCGATGACCGCGCTCTACCGTGACAGCCGAGGCGCCGAGTGGATCGACGTGGCATAATCCGCGACTGAGTTTTGGCGAGGTTTTGGCGAGGAATTGGAGGGAATGAAAGCACCCTGTAAAATCAAGCACTTACGCCTCTATGGTATCAAAGCCTG